GTTTGATGACATACGTAGTTGGGCTACTGACAAAGGCATATACGATAAAGGTGATGCTAGAACTCAGTATCTAAAGCTTATGGAAGAATCAGGTGAGCTTGCAGAGGCGTTACTTAAAAACGACAAGGCAGAAATACAAGATGCTATAGGTGATATGATTGTTGTGCTTACAAGCATCGCTAAGTTTGAAGATATGTTTATTGAAGACTGTATTAAGTCTGCGTATGATGTGATTGCTAAGCGCACGGGTAAAATGGTTAATGGTACATTTGTTAAAGATGCAGATTAAAACTAAAGACGAAGTTGTACGTAGGGTACTAGCTAAGATGGATCAGCGTAGTCTTGTTGGTCAAGAAAAGTACGGTGCTACAATGATGGGTGAGATTAAAAACGAAGTCAAGGACTTAGATAGGTTTTTAGTCGATGTGCAAGAAGAACTAATGGATGCGTTGCTTTATATTGAAGCAGCACGATACTGTTTAGGTGATGAGATCGAAGAGGCTATGCTGAAACGTATGAACATCATCGGTCAGAACGGTAATGACGGGCTACACTATGATAAGGAAGAAGTTTAAAAAACGTAGTAAAAAGAAAGGACCAGTACAAGCAAGGAAGATATCATATGATGGTATCAACTTTGCTTCTGGCCTTGAGCGGTATATGTATATGGCTTTAAAGAAAGCTAATATACAAGCTGTATACGAAGGACAAACATACGAGATATTCTCTGGGTTTGATTTTCCTAATGAGTCTTATGAACGATGCGGTAATGGTAAGGGTGATTACAAAAATAGAGGTAGCAAAAAGATACTGAACATAAAGTACACACCTGATTTTATTGGCCAAGGTTTTATTATTGAAACCAAAGGTAGAGCTAATGAATCATTTCCAATACGCTGGAAGATGTTTAAAAGATACGTAGTAGATCATCTACCTGGAGTTACATTATATAAACCACAAAATCAAAAGGAATGCGACGAGACAATACGCCTAATCCTAAACTTGCGAAACAAGTAGCTAGGCAGAAGTATGCCGAGCGTCAGATCGATAATTTTGTTAAGTGGTCTTGGGATCAGAAAGGATATGTCAAATATAAAGACATTGTACATGAACACGATAAGTATAATATAAAAGTATATGGCTAAAATAAATTTATCAATACATCTTGAATCTCCTAAAGTAAGTAGACCAGGTGTACACGCTAAAACTAGAAACAGTAATAATAAAAAATCTAAAAATTATGTCAAAAAATACAGAGGGCAAGGACGTTAGAAAGAACTGGACGTTATCATTTGGGTTTTACCCAGGTATATTATTTGGAATGAGAACTTATGAAGAACCAACACAAACTGCTTACGTTTTTTATTTGCCTTTTATTGACGTTGCTTTTGAAACTTATAAGTAATGGGACTGTTTGACGAGCGCATAGCGTATAAACCGTTTGAGTACCCAGAGTACTATACTGAAGGTTGGCTTAAGCAAGCACAGGCTTTTTGGTTACACACCGAGATACCAATGCAAGGCGATGTTAAAGACTGGAAAGAGAAACTAACAGACAAAGAAAAAAACCTAGTGGGAAATATCCTACTAGGCTTTGCTCAGACTGAATGTGCTGTGTCTGATTATTGGACGCAGAAAGTAGTTGGTTGGTTTCCTAAACACGAGATACAACAAATGGCAATGATGTTTGGTTCGCAAGAAACAATTCACGCTGTCGCATATAGTTATTTAAATGAAACACTTGGGCTTGAAAACTTCGAAGCGTTTCTCCACGAAGAAGCAACAGCAAATAGATTTGATAACCTGGTTGGTTACAACGGTGATGACCCACGTGGCATTGCTCGTAGCCTTGCTGTTTTTTCCGCCTTCGCTGAAGGGGTTAGTTTGTATTCTGCTTTCGCTGTTCTATATTCTTTTCAGCTGCGTAACATGCTTAAAGGAATAGGCCAACAGATGAAATGGTCTGTGCGTGATGAAAGTCTACACAGTAAAATGGGTTGTAAACTATATCGTGATATGTGCGCAGAGAATAATCAACTAAAAGATCTTTGTAAAAAAGATATTATTAAAGCAGCAGAGACTATGGTTGATCTTGAGACTAAGTATATAGATAAGATGTTTGAGATGGGTGACATTGAAGGTATCAAGTCAAATGATTTAAAACACTTTATAAAGAAAAGAACAAATGAAAAACTGGTTGAGCTTGGTTACACTGACCTTGATTCGTACTTCACGTATGACAAGGCTGCAGCGGATAATCTTGATTGGTTCTATCATCTTACCGGGGGGCTCACTCATACTGATTTTTTCGCGGTTCGGCCAACGGATTATTCGAAAGCTAACGAAGGTGAGGACTTCGAAGACATTTGGTAAACTAATTAATGAGCAAGAATTAATAGAACAATTATATGAAAGGTCAGAAACAGAGTAGAACTGATGCGTTAGAAAAACGTATGGCTGCTACAACAAACGTACTGCAGCAAATTATAAATGAATTAGAGAATATAAAGACCATGATATTTGGTCAACAAGAAATATTAAAACAATTAGAAGGTTACGATGATGCAATCGCAGAGCTTAAAAAGAAAGTGGCTGAAAAGCCTAGTGAAGAAGAGGAAGCTTTCTCCTACGGAGAGGCTAGCAAATAGGCTTGGTTATATGGGGACTGGTTTTTTTATAACTGCTCCCCATTTATTACCCGAAACACCTGGTGTAGTAATATACTTTCTAGCAGGTTTGTTTTGTACACCACAAGTTTGGGTTGCAAAGCAATGGAACTTAGTATTAGTTAATTTAAACGTGATGATAGCATACGCATTGCTATTCTTTAAATGATGTGGAATAATGAATGGAAAAAAGGAGTTGACTACCCAGAGTGGGGAGACACAGACGTATACAAGAAAACTATATCCGGGGGATATTTACTCTACGACGAAACCCCAAGAGATGCATACGAGCGAGTATGCAAGACAGTTGCGCGTAGACTTGACAGACCAGAGCTAAGTGAAACGTTTTTTAATTATATCTGGAAAGGTTGGCTTAACCTTGCTAGCCCTGTACTTAGTAACACAGGTACTGATCGTGGGTTACCTATTTCTTGCTTTGGTATTGATGTAGCAGATAGTATACATGATATAGGAGGTAAGAACTTAGAGATGATGTTGCTCGCTAAGCATGGCGGTGGAGTTGGCATTGGTATAAATCAAATCAGACCCGCTGGCGCTAAAATTACAGGCAATGGAACATCAGACGGAGTCGTACCTTTCTGCAAAATATATGACTCAACAATACTTGCTACAAATCAAGGATCGGTTAGACGAGGAGCTGCCTCAGTTAATATTAACATTGAGCACGATGATTTTGAAGAGTGGCTTGAGATCAGAGAACCTAAAGGAGATGTTAACAGACAGTCGCTTAACCTACATCAATGCGCAGTTGTTGGTGATAAGTTTATGCGACGTCTTGAACAGGGAGATGCGGACGCTAGAGCTCGATGGAGTAAACTTATTAGAAAACGAAAAGCAACTGGAGAACCGTATATCTTGTTTAAAGGAAATACTAACAAAGCAAATCCAAAAGCATACAAAGACAATGCTTTAAAAGTACACATGACAAATATCTGTAGTGAGATTACATTACACACAGATGAAAGCCATAGCTTTGTTTGCTGCTTATCAAGTTTAAATATATCAAGATATGAAGAGTGGAAGAATACAAACCTTATATACGATGCTATTTGGTTCTTGGACGGAGTACTTGAAGAGTTTATACAAAAAGCGAAAGGCAAAGTTGGCTTTGCAAATTCAGTTAGATCAGCGGAAAAAGGTAGAGCGCTTGGCCTTGGAGTACTGGGCTGGCACACGTACCTACAAAAAAATGGAATACCCTTCGAGGGATTAACAGCACAATATGAAACTAGAAGAATATTTAGCCAGATTAAAATCGAATCTGAGCGAGCGAGTAGAGATCTCGCTGAACTTTATGGTGAACCTTTGTGGTGCGTTGGCACTGGGTTTCGTAACACTCATCTTAGGGCTATTGCTCCTACTGTGTCTAATAGTAAGCTTGCCGGTAATGTTAGTCCTGGTATTGAGCCTTGGGCCGCTAATGTTTTCACTGAACAAAGCGCGAAGGGTACGTTCATTAGGAAGAACAGAGAGCTCGAAAAAGTATTAAGAAAAGCTGGATTAAACACTAAAGAAATTTGGGATAAGATAATGGCTGATGGTGGTAGCATACAAGACCTACCGTTAGATGACTACGGTTATGTTAATAAAAAGCTAGTAGTATTATCTGAGCAAGATGATTTAGAAACTACAGGCTTTGACAAAGTTAAAAACGTGTTTAAAACTTTCAAAGAGATTAATCAACTAGAGCTTGTTAATCAAGCTGGTATACGCCAACAGTATATTGATCAATCAGTTAGTTTAAACCTAGCGTTTCCTTCAGAGGCTACACCTAAGTGGATTAACCAGGTTCACATGGATGCTTGGAAGAAAGGTATCAAGACCTTATATTATATGCGTACTGAATCAGTACTACGCGGTGACATTGCTCAACAAGCTATGGATCCTGACTGCGCCGCTTGTGACGGATAAAAAAAAAGGGCTCTCGTTTGAGGGCCCTTTCTTTATTAGGAACTGTTGGGTATGGTACGCCCAGTTTATTTTTGTTCCTTATCTATATTTCTTAAACATAAGCTTGTATAGTAAACTATTCCAAGCCGCTTGTAACTTATCTATTATTTTCCGCATGGTTCTCCTGTTGCAACGTTAATCCAATTTTCTTTTTCAAACCAATCACGTAGTGTAGCTCCTTTCTTACGAGCGCCTTTTACGTTTGATTTACTAGAGCGTTTATAATCTCCTTTAGCAGCTGCAGATCTTTTAGCTCTAATTACTTTATCTTTTTCAGCCTTACTCATTGATCTTACCTTAGAAGCAGGCAGACAAACTTTCTTAGTGCCTCCACCTTTTACTTTAGATTTTTTAGGGAACGGAGAATTTTGTGTATACATTACTTTTTATTTTTACTTTTCCCCATTTTACCAGGTCCACCAGCTTTAGTACAACGCACACCCCAACCTGAGGCATATGCCGATGGCCATACTTCAAACTTCTTTTTTGCTGCAGCTTTACACGCTGGACTAATCTTTCCCATAATTATCTTGTTGTGGTTTTACGTTTTTTAGTTTTTCTAGATCTTGGTTTTGTTTTTCTAGGTTGCGGTTTGTTACTAGGTTTTTCCTCGTCAATACCGATTTCCCAGTCTTGCCAACCACCTAGTAACGCTAAGCGTTCCCAAGTTTCTAAATCTTGTGATGTAGCTTGTACTACGTTATTAGTTTTCTTTACAGCTCTATCAAGCGGTATGTTGGTAAGTGCTGCTATAACATTAGCACCTGCTAAGTAAGCTGGGTTATCTAAGCTCCAGCCTTTTTCCATCATTTCTTTTTTATCCCATTGGTAAGACCTCGCGGCTTGGTTTACACGTGATAGCTTAGCAGATATAGGTGGAGATAGTTTAGTAAGTTCATAACCTACTTTCTCAAGCTTAGGTTGTTTCTTTTCCATCTCGTTTATAATACGTATAATAGCATTTTTACCTACTGAAACTACAGCGCCGCCTAACCCCATACCTCTTAGAAGTGAGTCCATCATACCGTTAGCTATGCTAACATATTTCTTTTGCTGCTCGTCTGTATCTTCTTCATCATCATCAAAAGCAAACGCAAACAAAGCTTGTTGTAAAGCATTAAACAATAAGTTTTGCGCAACACCGTAGTATATAATCTTACTTATATTAGTCTTAGCATCACCTCTGCCATTCTTAAGATCGCTAGCAGCTTTCTTTATAAGTCTAGCATACTGAGCTGGCGTGTTAGCAAAAGCCAATACAAGACGTCCTAATTGACCGGCTTGTTGCATTGATATTCTATCAGGTCTTGACGACTGTTGTGACTCTTCTGCTGTCTCTCTAAAATCTACAAACGCTTGAGCTTCAGCCTCAGCATCTGTCATACCTTGTTTTTTCAAAGACTTTATTCTATTACGATAAAACGTAGCGCCACCAGAGGCGATAGCAAAGCTATCTGCTATCTGTGTAGGTGTAAAACCAAACTCAAGTAGTTTATTTATAACACCTCTAGCTCCACCTCTTTTTGCCATGTCTGCAATATCAGCTTCGTTAACGTTGATGCGTAAACCACCACGACGTTCTTTTAAGAAGTCAGAGTTCATAAGCGTCATAAAGTCAGACCAGTATTGTTTTTGATTTGCAAAAGCTTTACCCGCAGCTAGTATATTGTTATCAGTGAAGTTAACAAAGTTAATACTAGATATAGTTTGAAGTATTGCTGATCTTGTGTTGAAGAACATTATTGTACCAATACTACCTGTAAGCCAATCAGTAACTCTACCTGTTAACGTATCGCCTTGGAAGTTTCTATTACGACCAGACTTCATACGTTGTAGCATATTCTCTAAAGCTTTACGATATGGTTTACCATAAGCAGCTTCAAGTTTGTTTAGGTTCTTTTCAGAAAATATAACATCTGCATTTTGCTGCCATTGCTCTAAGTACTTAGTTCGTTTTGTAGTGTTAAGACCTTCAAGCATGTCAGTGGTTATTGTACCAGCTGGCCAACCTTCTTTAGGCCCAGCGTACTGATCACCTTTTTGTATAGCGATAAGTCTATCAGCAAATACCTGTAGCTCAGCGTTGTCAATTACATACTTACTAAGATCAGCTTGATCTTTTTTACTTATTCCAGGTATATCCATACCTTGTTTATTCCATATGTACACACGTACAGCTTGCTCACGCGTAAACGGTTCGCCTGGAACTTTCTTACGTAAGTCTTTAGGTACTATTTCTAATTGTTTCTTTAATGACTTATAATCATTCATCATAGCTATACGAGCAGATGATAATTCATTCATAGCTCTAGCATATGGGTTTAACAAATGAGTCTTATACCACGCCATTTGTTGATCACCTAGTTTGCCTTTACCAAGCGTAGCGTATAATAAACCTGTAAAGTCTTCAGCTGACGGTGGTATAAAGAAATTTAATCTACCTTTACCAGCTCCAGCTACTTCAGCTTTTACTCTACCGTATTCTTTTTCAGATGCTATACCGGTTTTGTTTTCTAGTATGTTATTAAAACCTTTATCAAGATCAGATGCTTTACTAAACTTAATTTTAGCTTGTTGTGTTTTAGATTTAACATCAAACACATCTAACGCATCTTGAACTGCTTTAACATTTTTATACGCATCATCTACAAAGAAAAAGTCGTTGTAACCTTCAGCAGCTTTACCCGTCATCCAACGTGCTTTAGCTTCCGCCTTACCATCGCCTAAACCTACAATATTTTCTATAGGTAAGTTAACACCAAGCGCGTCCATAAATTCTTTTATAGGACCAGCAGCGTTAGCAGGTCTAGCTGTAAGTATAAACACGTCTTCAGCACCTCTAGCTTTAACTATGTTTTCTATAGCTTTAAACACAGGCCCTTTTTTGCCATCAATAACCTTACTAAACTCTGAAAAATCAAACTCAGCTCCTTGCTCTTGTAGTTCGCTAGATCTTTCCGCAAATTGAGTAGCGTTTAATTTACCTGTTGTGCCATCGGAAAGTTCGTAAAGAACTTGACTATTTGATTTAGCTAATGTATCATCAAAATCAAATACACGTATTTTTTTAACAGGCGCTTCAGGGTTTCTAGCATTAGCCATAGCCTGATCTGCATTACCTAAGTTATCAAGTATTTCTTGATTAGGTACTTGCTTGCTAAACTTAATAGTATTATTTTCGTTATTATTACCAACACCAGCTTTAGGTATAGATTTTAATTTAGCAAATTCATTTAATCTATCCTGCCCTGTTTTAGCTGTTATATCTCCACTTAATACTTCTTTTAGTATTTTATTCTGTTCAAATACAGTATCTACATTTACATCACTAGATTTTAAAGCAACACCTAGCTCTTCTGCTATAGTCTGACCTGTTTCGTAATTAACAATACTATTAAGATCAATACCAGCTTCAATAAATCTAATAGCAGGGTTATCTGCTATAGTTGTTCCAACAGGTAACGTAGCATCTAACTTAGCGTCATCTAGTTTTTGATCATCAGCTTTAGAAAGTTTAGTTTGATAATAGTTGTTTTTAATATTAGGCATTACAGTACTCATATTATTAGTTGCTATACCATATATTAATGTGGCTCCAATTACTGAAGCAGGAGGATTGTGTTCTTCTCTAAACTTTTCACCTTTACTATGTTTTGGTGTAGTTCCGTATTTAAAAACTTTAGAAAAGTATTTAAATGGTGCGGCTATTTTTATAATACCATTTGTAGCTTGATAACCAGAAGAAATAAATAATGAAGCTATTTCTAGTGGCATTTGATTTTTAGCTACAGCATCAGCTAATTTATTACCAAAAAACTCTAAAGCTTTTAAATTATCTTTACCTTGTTGTTGTCCCTCTTTAGTAAAAGCTTTTTTAATATTAACTCTTTTAGGGGGTTTTATATTGTAATCAGCATCGTTTTGTTTTGCTAAACCTAAAGCTCTTTGATACGCTGGATCTTTACCGCCGTAATATAAACCACCTCTAGCGGGTAAATCTACTCTAACACCGTTAACTTTTCTTCTAGCAAAATTACCAAACTTAGAACCCTCAAACATCCAACTAGGAATTTTAGCAGCTACTATAGCTTCTTCCATTTGCTTTTGTTTTTCAACTCTATTGTTATCATTTACAGTAATTTTAGATATACCTAGTAATTTTGCTACCGCGTTAATATCTCTAGCCTGAGTAACATCTATCAATGCTTTTTTACTAAACTTAAGTCCAGCGCTTAATCTCTTAGCTTTATCAGGCATAACATCTTCAGCTATACGATTTTGTATATGAAACTTTAACGCTGCTTTATAGTGTTGTGAGTCTCTATATAATGGTAACTTGTTACCGTCTTTATCTAACCTATTAAACTCAATCATCTCACCATTGTAAGCTGGAAGAGTTATATTTTTACCTTGAAGTATGTCTTTGTATTGTTTTAATGTGCCAATAAAATTATCATTAGCATCATACATAACTTTACCTAGCTTAGTTTGCTTTACACCAGTAGCTTTCTTATCGTCACCTTTTGTTTTTGGAAACCTACGAAAATCATCTTCAGCATTTCTATTTAAAAACGTACGTATTTTTCTAACAGCTCCTTCGTCTAGCTTAGGAAAGTTTCTTTTAAAATCAACGATACCGTCTACAGTTGAAAGTCCAAACATATCAGCGTATAACTGTGTTATGTTTTTTGGTATATCTTTTAGCTCTTTAAACCTAGAGATATCTTGACCTTTAAACGCTTTTTGTATTTCTTTTGTAATTCTATTTTCTAGCGCTTCAGCGTTAGCCGCGCCTACGCTACTTAAAACTTCGTCACTATATACTACAGTTTCAGTAGGTTTTTTGGCTAAAGGTTTATCTGTAACATCTTCAGCAGTTGTCTCTGTGGTGTCTTCTGAAGTTACTCTTTCGGCTTTACGTTGAACAGCTTCATCTGTAGTTGACTGAATTATTTGATTGTATCTAGGATCATTTTGATAAAACTCAATAAGTCTAGCGTCTAGTAATTTACCGCCAGGCGTAGTTGAATTTAAGTAACCCATTATACTTTCGTTTCTAGCTGGATCGTATTTTTGTAATAACCCAAGCAAACCTCTTTTATCATCGAACAAAAAGTTTCTAACTATATCTTCTTTGGTCTCTGGATCAACATCTAATTTTAATCTACGATCAACTTCGTTTTCTAGTTTATCAGCAATTAAAAAAGCAGTAGCATCTTTAGTTTGTTCATTTACTAAATCATCTTTAAATGTTTCTACTTCTTGGTATATTTTAGATTGTTTAATAGTAGAATCATCTTCGTCTGGTAGTTGAAGACTTACCTCTCCTTGAATATCAGCTTGAAAGTTTTTAATAAAATTAAACACATCATCTGATGTTTTAAGATTAAGCATCCAGCTTTGATCTCCAAATACATTACGTATAGCTCCGTTTAAAAAAGATTTTAAAGATGGTGTACTAGCTATATCGCTAAGTTTTATATCGCCTAATGCAACAGCGTTGTTCATCTGCGCTATGAGTTCTTCCACGTCAAATGTCTCACCATCTTTATAAAGTTTAAACCTTTCAGTTAAGTCGTTAAAGTTTTCTTGAGATATTTCGCCTAGCTCTAGTTTATTTTCTAATACTTTAATAGCTTCATCAACGGCAAGCTTAGCATCACCATCGAATTTCATTTTCTTACCCTTGTTATTAAGGTGAAAAAGTTCTTCAAGAGGAGCCAGAGCAGCGTATTTAGCACCGCCGCTTGTAGGCGCTAAACCTATTTGTTGATCTATAAGAGGTTGATTTATTATAATATCTTTACCAATCTGCATGGCATATACAGGAGGCTGTATTACCTCACCTGTTTCAGTATTTATTTCGCCTAGTAAACCAAGTTTGATAGCAGCTCTATCAGTTTCATTATATTTTTTTAACTCTTCGTCTAAATTTTTATAATCTAAAACAGGTATACCTAATTCATTATTTACTTCTGCAGTAGCGCTTATAAAATCACCATCACCCATTTGGGCCATAGCAATTTCATTATAAAAATCATTAAAACCATACCAGTAAGCAGCGTCTGCATTAGCAAAGCTATCTCCTAATTCCTCAGAAACTTGTTTAGCTTTTTGTCTATTAGCTCTTTCTTTTGAATTTAAAATCTCTTGTTGTTTTCTTTCTATAGCATAAAGCTCTTTGTTTATTTCAGCTTGCTTTTGCTCTTGAACTTTAGATCTTTCACCTGTTCTACCAAGAGAAAACATTTGCTCTTTTAACTTACGTTTTTGTCTATTTAAATCAGCAACCTCTTCTATTTGAACAGGTGTCATGTACCTAAGTTTGTGAAGACTGACAGCGTCGTTTAAAGCGAGCTCTTCTAATATGTTTCTTTTTCTTTCTCTTATAACTTTAGCGTCTTCTGCACTAGCAGGTATAGCCTCGTTTAATTCAATTAATTCTACAGCTAAGTTTTGATTATCTACTACTTCTTGTTTAGTTCTAAATTCATTTTTAATAATGTTAACAACATTGCCGGTAGTCTTAGGAGACATAATACCAAAGCTAGTAACAGCTACATTAGCAAAAAAATCTTTATCTAAACCATCTATTAAATTTTTGTCTTCACCTAAAACAAACATGTCAAACATGTTGTGACTTACTTGCGTAAGTGTTTCTTCCATTTCTTCTACAGCAACACCTTTAACCAAAGGGCTTAGACCAGGAACTGCTTTGCTTATGATGCCAGCAGCAAATGTAGATGGCTTAGAATAAAATTCTTTTTTAGCGGCTTGAGTACCTATGTTTTTAGCTAAAGCTTTACCGCCTTGTATAAGCTTTAAAGTACCAAAAGTTTCGGCTAGTGTAGCTGTAGTTCCATATCCAAAAGAAGTAAAGGCTTTTTGAAATAAAGAATAATCTTCTACAGATTTTAATTCTTCAATTTTATTATAAATTTTTGTTCTATCTTCTAAACTTTCAGTTTCGTTTAGTTGAGATTGTAATAAAGATATTTGTTTTTCTCTATCACCTTCTTCTGTTTGCAGCCTACCATATTGACCACCTGTTTCAGCAACAAAGAAAGCTGTTTGTAATGTTCTTTTACCAGCCAACCAAAGCTTTTTTTGGTTTTGTAATGCGGCTTTTTTAGCAGCGTAGCTTCCAGTTTTAACAGCTGCTTTAACACCAGCAGCACCTTTAACTGCTAAACCACCTGGTATAAAAGTCGTAGCTATAGTCGGAGAGTTATCTTGCATGGCTACAGAAAACCAATCAAAAAATCCTATATTATTTTCACCTATATCGTCTAACGTTGGAGCTGTTGGAAGTTGCTTTCTTTTAGCATCCATTTCTAAGTTATAATTTTTATTGTTCTGCTGAACAACGCTTATAACATCATCTATAGCTGGCCTGTATTGAGGCATTAAAGAGAATTTATAAGCTTGTAAACCTATTTCAGCGCTAAGATCTAAAACATTTCTACCGCTCTGTAAAAAAAACTCATCAAAAGCTCTACCAACTCTAGCTGTCGCGGAGTAATCTTTTGATATAGCTTCTTTTAATAATTCAGAATCTACTATTTTATTTCTGCTAGTATTAACTAGGTTAATATAATTTTTAGCTTCTTGATTTATTACTCTTTCTTGAGATATTAAACCATCGTATAAAACATTGAAACCTCCTTCATTATATTGGTTTAATAAAGAATTTCTTTGTTCTATTAAATCATTATACTGCTGTATACGTTTAGGAGAGTCTAAACCCCCTACTTGACCAGCTTCATAAAATTGTAAACCTTTATTAGTTCCACCTAAATCTTTTATAGTGTTATCTATAGATTTTATTTGATCTATTAACGGAACAGCGTTTTCGTTATAAGCTTTAACTCCTTCAGCATAGTTGACTCTCATCTGACCTATGTTGTTTCCTAATTCATCTATAGCAAATTTTTGTTCTTCCAGAGTATTACCACTGGCAAAAACAGGACTTGATGTCATGTACCGCTGCACATCTTCAGGAACATTATATAACATGTCATTACTTATTTTAGCAGATATTTGATTTCTAGCATCTACTTGTAATGATCTTAATTCGTCTTCATTTTCTTGAGTACCATTAGGCGTTATAGAACCTGTTTTATTAAACTCTAAATATTGATCATACTTATCACCTAGCTTATCCTTTAAATAAGTAGTATAATCTTCATCAGATTCAAACATAGGCTTTCTAGATTGGCCACCATAAACACCTTGATAGACATAATCTATTTTATTTCTAGGGGCTATACTTGGTAAATCAAAATATATGTTTGCTTGCTGCGATTGTATATCTTTTTGAGGTATATTTTCTTGCGCTGTTTGTATTTCTTTAGTTGCTAACGTAGCTTGCTGTTTTCTTTCATCAGATTTTTTATCAAATTCTATAGCAGCTAAAGAACCTTCTTCGTATGTATCTCTTCTAATAGAATCTGCTGATCTACCTTTTTTTCTTTCTTGTCTAAAATAACCTTGATCATTTGCTTGTAATTCCCCAGAAGTATCTGCCGAGTCTGATACCGTACTCTCTGGTTGAGCATCTACAATCATGGATGCTCTGCTTGGAGTTGTTACTGGTGCTACAGCCGCATCCGTTTCCACAGCACCGTTTGTCTTTCCCTCCGTAGGGTCAGTTTGTATTTCTTCTGTAACTTCTACAGCATCAGGATATTTAGACAAAAAAGATTCTACTTTTTCTTCAGGTAAATCATATAGATCCGTACCAATCTTGTATTTAGCCATAATTATATTTTATTGGTTTTGTATTTTATAAAGACTAAAATCTTCTTCTTCTGTTTTAACTGGCATGCTACCAGTTTCAACTAATTCAAGTTGACGTTTAATATCTTGAGGAGTCATTTCCTCTGTAATAACAGCTTGGTTATCAGCTCCACCTATAGATTTAGTTATAGTAATTTTATTAACACCTCTTGGGCCAACCTCTTCTGATTTAGTAACTCTAAAGCCTTCTGTATTCAACTCATTTTCTAACTCGTCTAAATCAATAGGTCTTTGGCCTGATTCTAAAGGTGGACCGGACTGTATAGGTATTTTTATTTTTTCAATGTAACTAATATCTGCTTTACTAGATTTGCTATCAGTTGTTTTGCTATCAGATATTTTACGCTCTGTTGTTTTACCGTATGTAAAATATTTACCAGATTTTTGGTCAAATTGAACTTTAAAATCTTTGCCTCCTTGCATGGCTTGTTCTACAGCTTGCTCCTCTAATTCAGTTATAATATATTCTTCTTGTTTTTCAGGCGTCATATCCTGCCAATCTTGTCTACTTCCTGAGTAATTAAAATTATTTCTTAAACCTAACATCTGCTCGTCTAGTGAAGAACCTGGAGCAAGAAAACCAGCGGCATGTTTTTTAAACTCAGCTTGAACAGTAGGATTTTCTGTAATTAGTTTAGGATCAAAAAATATTTTTTCAGTTACACGTTGGTAACCAGTATTTTTAATTGGTTTTATATCATAGTCAATACCAGTTGTAAACTCTTGAGTTATAACACCGTCTTTTATTAAACCACCTTCTTCTAAAGCGCTTTGTATATCCATAGAATCTGGAACGTCAGCTATTAAACCACCGTCCCAATTGTTTAAATTTCTTTCCCAGTTTAATTGATATTTACCATCTTCTGTAGCTTTTAAATCTTCAACATTTAAAGCTCCACTTTCTATAAACTTTTTTATAGTTTCGTTTTTAGGATCTATATTTATATTAAACTTAATTAAATCTCCTTCAACACCTCTTGTTGATTCAACTCCAGGCACTTGCTTACCATCTAAAGCGTATGCAACAGCAAAGTTTGAAAACTTTTCATTGCCTTCACCTATAAAATCTTGTTTACCAGGAACACCGATAGTTGTAGCTGTTAAATCTTTTATAGGTTCTAAGTCAGCCATTGTACTACTTACTTTGTCAACTATATTAGTTTCCCATTTTTGATAATCAGCTATATCTTTTCTGTATTGTTTTGATAGCTCTTTGCTTAAATCAGGATTTAAACGTAGTTGAGCTTGTTTTTCTATAATACCTATCTGCCCCTCACTACCGTCTAACTTAGCTCTTGCTTGATCTTGAATATCTCCATATAAAGTACTACCTTGTATTTCGCTTGTAGCATCAGCTAGTCTTTCATCAGCTTTCAAAGCAATACCATTTAACCCAAGTCTATAAGCGTCGTCTTTCTTTTTTTTAGCCGCTGCTGTTTTATTTTTATTTTCAAAATAACCTGCAACGCCTTGAGCAAATAGCGCACCTGTTTTAGCAGCGCCTTGAGCATATATCTCTGCTGAGCGATCAACGATTATTTGTGGATTTCTATAACTCATATTTATATTTTTATTATTATCCTCCGAATATTCCACCTTGAGCAAACCCGCCGCCGCCAGCAACCGCTCCTACAGCTCCAGCTATACCAGTTCCAATACCAGATATAGCAGAAGCTCTTGCTTGGTTAGCAGAAGCTTTATTAGCAGAAGCTTGTTGTATCATACCTGAAGCTCTGTCAAGATCTGCATTTGTTCTAGCTTCTTGAGCTTGGTATTCAAACTGTTTACCAGCAGCTTCAGCTGACTGAACTCTTTGCCCTTCTGATATAGCAATAGACTGTAGCCTTTGCTGTTCAGATACTTTTTGTTGTTGCAACGCTTGCTCTCCTTGAGCTTTAAGTTTTTCGTTTTGTGCTTCTTGTTGTTCTATACTAGCAGCAATACCCTTTTTACTTTGCAGAGCGGCTTGCGCAAGAGCAGTAGCGCCACCAGCAGAAGCACCTGTAGCTCTAATAGTATCTAAAGTATTTGCTAAAGCAATGTCAGACTGTTCCATTTGTATTTCAGCAGCTGCAGTTGCAACTCCTAAGTTGTTGTATGGATTAGAAAACTGGCCACTCAAATCTTTAGATAAATCACTTAAATCTTTAGTGCTAGCATAAGGATTTATAATAGCCTGTCTAGATTTTTTTATACTTTCTAGCTCAGCCTCGTTTTTCTTCTGCTCTCTCCCTGCCGCTCGTGCAGCTTTTTTAGCTTTACCAGCGGCGATTGCTCCAGATACTACTGACATATTAATTTATTTTTTTAGTTATTTCATAAGAAGGACTTTCATCTATTGTCCAATCTAGTTTACGATGTGTTTCTATCAAAGGCTTTGATCTACCTATACTAAACATATATTTAATACCATTAGCTTTACAAACGTTTTCAGCTCCTTTTATAAGAAGCTCTAACGCTTGTTTTCTGTCAGCTTCTCTATACTCTGGATTAGATACTATCCACTCCAGTAAAGCTCCTTTAGAATTAGTATAATATATAAATCCTGCAACAATAAGTGTATTATGTTTGTAAACCATAAGCCCACCAGTACCGTTGTCAGGTAAAAAGTCTTTAGGTGGATTAACCCATTCAGGCCACGCATCCCACCAAGAACATAGTGTTTCCCAATCGTCATCTTGAAGACGACGTATATTTAATTCCATATAATTTAATAACTTGATTCTACATATTCAGAAGATACCGCAAACAACTCACGAGTCTTACCACCTGCTCCTGCCACCTGTGTACTATCATCTGTTCTTATAGTCACAGTTGCATAGTAGCCTTTTACACCTGAAACACTTGCACCGTATACAACTTCTTGAGATGTAGCTGGACTGTTATTTATAAGGTTAGCTAAATACTTACCTTCTTTTTTATAAAACCCAGCGTAATATTGTATACCGTTTTGCATATAACTTCCTTCATCGTAACTATAAACCAAATTAGCTGTATCATTTTGATCAAAACTTCTAGCTGCATTAAATTCAAAAACTTCCCAACCTGATGAGCCTTCGTAGTTTACTGTTTTAAATACCTTAGACGCGCTAACTTTTGGGTTAAATATAAATGTAATCCTAGAATCAGAGTATATGCCATAAAACTTAGACCTATTATCATCGCTACCAAACTCTTGATAGTTGTGTTCATACAAAGCGCCATCATTTATACTATAAAACTTAGCCTTAAGACTAAATACTTGCTCTGGTTTATAAGTAAATCTACTAGTCCAACCAAGTACAGATTCATCAAACGCTAAAGTTTGATATGTGTCTGAAAACTGACCTTGCGCTCCTGATATTGTCGGTGTTATGTTAGAACCTTGTAAACTAACTACATATTGTTTTGTGTATACATCCCAAGCACCTATAGCTTTATCACCAACGTTTAAATTAGAAAGTTCGTCTCTAAAATAATCATATACACCATAATTAGATATTTCAGTAATACCATCTTGTGATAAGCGTAGTATAGCATTTCTGTTTTTATCTACAAAATATTTTCTATAGCCATATACAGCAAAGCTTTCTGGGTTTCTACTAATACCAAAATTACCAGCGTAAGGAACAATTTGACCTATAACTAAATTAGCAGACGTAACAGTTCCACCGCCTTCAGCAGAATATATAGCATCTTTATCTATAAGCGCTCTACTAACTTTATTTTCTTGAAATATAATAAGGTTTGTATCTTCAGCATATAATTTTTGTATACTACCGTTTGCTGGATCCGCGGCTTTAGTTATATCCTCAGCAACATTGAAAACGTTTGTATCATTAATACCAGTTCTAGAATTAAATATACCTGAATATATAAGCGCATTACTTCTTACACTTCCATTTGGTTCTTCATCTACTAAATATGCTCTTACGCCATAATCAACATTTGTATTGTTATAACCACCACGTATACGAGCTTCTTCTACAACCCAGCTTTTAGATTGATCTGTATTAACTATTGGGGTTTCAGGAAAAGATCCATCACCAGACGGGATACCTGTGCTACCCATCCAAATAGGAGGTGTTGTACCCGTTGCTCCAGCTTCAACTGTCTTCCTTAGTAAAAAAGAGTTAAAATATTTTACTTCTATTACCGCTCCCATAATTAATAATAACAAGGTTTTGGGCTGTCTAGCCCTGTGCTCACGAGCCCTGTAGTGTTTTGAAAAGATATTTGGTACGTACCATTTTTAGTATATTCAGGATTTAAATAAGCGCTAGCAGTTGAGCTTAAGTTTTCCATTCTTCTAATTACATAAGAAGTTCCTCCCGATATAGATTGAAGTTTAGTGCTTAAAGCTTGATCCGTGTACAATTGTGTTACATATTTCGCTACAGGTTCTCTAGCATAAATATTTAAGCTTGGCAATGATGAACAACTTCCCTGGCTTATTCTATATCTAAACACATTGTTAGAATCTCCGCTACCTGCAGCTATAGCATCATCAATGCCACCAGCAGAACTACCTGGATAATAAAAATCACCTGTTTCAAATACATGCTCCATTTCAGTACTGTAATAAGGAAATGCGGTACAACTGAAGCCGTTTTGATTATCTCCTTGAGGTGTTAGCTTTCCAAAAGTAGAAGCCATATTTGAGTGCAAAATTCTATATTCGCCCGGAGTATCAAACGCATAAACTAAACCAGCATACCTTGGTGCAGAGTTATTTTCAATTTTAGCAACTACTACCTGAGGACTACCGCTAGAAAGCCAGTTAGAACCAACATAGTATTGATTATCTAAACCTTCTGTGCCCTGACCATCATATTTCCATGTTCCTGAATAGTCTGCAGCGTTACCATTTATATCAACAGCTGTAGACCAAGTATCGTTAGAATCTACTCTATAAGCTATTTGGTATCTAAAATTAATCTCTTCAGGGTTAAACATACCGCTCATAGATTTAGAAATCATAGGATTAAAATATACGTAAAAAGCGCCAGTTGTAAGACCACCTGTTGTTTGTCTTTCATTTGCAAAACCAGAATTTTGACTACCAGGTGCACCCATAAAGCCTACTTGGTTAGGATCACAAACAGATCTGTTGTTTATTGGTGTAGATAAATTTTGTACTAATCCTTTTAAATAAAAACTAGTATTGTAACCATTAGAATTATAATTTATATTTCCAAAATTGTTTGGTATATTGTCTGTTAGATTATCAAAATTAGCTGTAAAGTATATAGCAGCTCCTCGACTATCGGTAAGCGTACCATTTATCGCACCGCTTAATGTAGGGAAAGCTTTGTAAGAAAGTAAATTTGTATTTGGTTTATCAAAAACAATATCAAAAGTTTTATCTACAGTTTTGGCCGTCGGGTTTCCATTATCAGTAACTCTAACTGTAAAACTACCTGTTCCAGCTGCTTGAGTATTACTGTTTTGAACTTCATTATTGTTAACAACAGAGTATACGCCATTACCTGTTGAGCTAACTATACTAAACGTTAGGTTTTGTGTATATGTTGTAGTATTTGAGTTTTGGTCATTTGATCCATTTTTACCAGTTAAATTTGGTAAAACAGATTGTTGCCCGACTAACGCTTGTATAGTTGTTGCGTTAGAATTATCTATTGATGGATCAGAGTTTTGTAACAACCCACTAACACCAGTAACAGTACTTATACCTTGATTTGTTGTTACTTCAAAAGTAAAGTTATATGATTCTTGAAGACCTGCATTATCTGGTGATGCGGAGTAATAAAAATATGCGTTTGTCTGCAACTTGTACTCACTATCAGGCAAAGAAACTAAAGTCCATTCAAGGTATCTATTTGTTCCAGACCCTGAATTATCTGTTACAGATGTTAAAACAGCTGAGGCTGGATCTATTTTGTTGTCACCAAAATCAATAAACCAAAACGTGTTTGTTACATCTGTTCCAGTAGCATAATCTTCAAAATGAGTATATTGAAAAGCTGTATTTACATTTCGAACACCCCCGCCGCTAGTAGGCCCAGCGTTTTGATTTAACGTATCTATATCTCCAACCGTGCTTGTTTCGTAAAATAAATCAAGCCTAGATATAGTAGGCGCTGTTTCAAGTATAGCTAAGTTTTCTATTATAAGATAAGGTTGATTTGATTCCGCGATAACTCCAAATTGATCCGCAGTTGTCTGCGTTGTTATAAATTCAGCTACAAAAGGATTAGATTCAGCTTTGTAAAAAGCGTGATACGGATTTTGATCAGATGTTATAGCATGTGTACTTGTATCTATTGTAAATAAATCAAACAAATCTTCTATCGCATTAGTTGTAAACGAAAGTTTTGTATTATTTGGTAAATATTGCTCGTTGCCTATATTGCTAAAGTTTGCAGTATTGTTTTCTACTCTACCAAAAAGTCTAACGCTACTTCTAAATGTTTTATCCTGAGGACCAACCTCAGTCAAATCTCTTGGAACTTTATTAATATTATCGTTTACTAAAGTAATAAAAGAAGTGTTTAAATCTGAGGTGTTATCTTCAGGCAAACCCTTCATAGCACCAGCGGTATATACATTATAATATTCTTGTTCTAATTGCTTAACAACTATCTTATAGGTTTCCCAACCTAAAGGATTATAATCAGTACTGGTAGAATCACCGTTGTATAGACCAGGTTGATTTGGAGTATTAATATCGTTTTTATTACTCTGTATAACCGCATTAACAGATATTTTTAACGAATCACCAAGAAAATCTATTGAATCATTTACAGGTCTATAAGGCAAATAAACAGTATCAGCTCCAAAACCACCCGCAGACGTAGGGTCTTGATCGTTAGAAAGTATAACGGTAGATTGTCTACCATATCTGTCAGCAAGCACAAAACCAACTTGATAGTTTCTGTTTTGTTTTAGCGAATGATTAGGATATTCTATACTTGTTTTTGAAGAATTAGCGTTTGTTGGTATATATTTTTCATTAGCACCGACTTGATATTTTATAAAACTAGGTGGTGTATGTTTATCTTGAAAATTACTATAAACGACTCTGTTAGATATAATTTCCTGACCTAATGCCCTTACAGGGACTTTATCATAAACTCTTGTTATTTCACTTGATGGTAAAGTTTTATAAGGTTTTTGCGACAAATAAGAATACTCAAATACAGTATTTGACCCTACACTATTCGCAAAACTAGCGTCAATAGGTATTGTTTCTACCACCTGCAACGCTAAACCATCTGATTCTTTATATATAATATCTATTTCAGATATATGGAAATTATTTAATAATTGATCACCAGCAGAAGGCAATGGTATTTGCAAGTCTATTTTATTAACTTTATTTTCCATAAATTTAACAATAGTACTTCCAAAAGTTTGTTTCTCGTCACCTTGTAAAAAATAACCATCTTGCTTAGGTATAAAACAAATTTGAGTAAATGGAGATATTAAAGAATATTCACCATCTGAAAATTTAAACCTATAACTAAATCTTACAAACTTATCTTCTAAAAACTGTGGATCACCAGGGAAGTTAGATTCATAATACGGATTGTTTACGTTTGGAGGTGTTGGTGCTCCTCCTGGTGTTCCTTCGTTTAAAGGTATAAATTCGCTAAAAGCATCATACATCGTAGTCTCATATTCACCAAGCGTAGATGTTTCTTTTATAACGTCTATAGGTTTATAAGGATAGTATTTAGCTACAGATATGTTTTCTTCTATATTGTAATAAGTTGGATTAGAAACATTATTAGGGTTAGCAAGACTAATATTTATTTTTCTAGGTTGGTTTCTATTATCAGTAAAAAATAAAAAATTTTCTAAAACATTAACGCCTATTATAGGTCGATTAGTTGAAAAATTAAGAAAAGAACCTTCAACTAATTTTTTTATTGTAGCTGGAGTTGTTGGATTTGGATTAGAAGCTAAACTACATTGATATATAAAATTATTTGCATTAGGATCATATGTTGGTATAGGTGTAGAATATGCATCTGTGTAATCTGTAAAAAACAAATATACATTACTATCAAATTCATTTACAAAATAACCTATGCAAGTTAAATTGGAAACACCTGAATCTGCTTCAAAATCAGCTCTACTAACGTTGCCAAGTACATTTTCTAAAGCCCCAACGTCGTCGCCCTCTGACTTACTAACCTGTATGTTTACAGCGTCGCGATATTCACCTTGTGGTATAAGTCTAGCATCAAGGTCTTTGTTCATTTTTGATTTAATGAACGCGTTTTTTACTTCAGCCATTTAATTTTAGTGTTTAATCCATTTAGATTTACCCCGCATAACCTGTACTATCTCGTTAAGCTTGATATTTGACAAACGTATTTTAGCGTTTCTAAGTTTAGCACTACGCTCTTTCTTTAAACGTTGAATTACATATTCGTTTTGGTTTATCCTAGAAGCTAATATAGCATGCGATACATGAGCGTAGATAGCTTCTTCTGCCATCTTAGGTATCTTAGTATCTTCGTTAGTTGCAAGTCCATCGGAGATGTATTCTAATACAACTATTCTATCTACTAGATTAGCAGAAAAAGAAAACTTATTGTATCTTTCATCTATATTGAAGTAACCATTAGCATTAGCAAACTGCGGGTCTAACCCAAACAGCTGGCCGTAACCAAACTCTGGATAGCCGTAGTAATATTCCCAGCCTAATATAGTATCGTTAAGTAAGTCTTGATTGTTTGCGTTTTTAAAGAAGTTGTTTTTCCAGCGATCGTTTGTTATAGAAGTTGTTTCAACGCTGTTACCAAAATCATCTTGAATAGGAACTCCTTTATTATCATCTAAAAATACATCTGTTGGTTTTGTAGTAAGCATATCCCCTGGCATTATAACGTGTTTAACGCCTGAGTTATCTATCCAATACAGATTAACATAGTTAACATAATCTTGAGGTATTGGTATGCTTAAGTTGTGAGGCACAGTAACCTCTAGTTTGTTTACGCTTTTTAAAGTATCATAGCTAAACTCTTGAAGTCCACGCTTAACGTGAAATACTACGTCAGTTCTTTTTACACTTGGTATAAGTTTACCATCACCTACATAAGCTACTAAAAAGTTATTTACAACATCATCTAAAGATATGTAGCTATATGATCCATAGTTTTTTTCTACAGTGTTACCGTAAGCTTTTTCTTGCGGCGTACTAGCATAGTTACCACCGTCTAGTTTTTTAAGTTGAACTACTATATACAGCAGATCAGCTGGAGCTGTGTCAAAAGTAATTGTATTTCCAACAACTGTGTAACCAGAAGTAACTTCGCTCCAAGTAGATGGCTGAGCATTAGTACTAGTGTATATTTTAAAATTATTTAAAGCGTAGTTTACATTAGTATTACTCGACGCTCCAAATACTAAATCTGTATCGAAGGTTGTAGTAAAGCTTTTGTTAGATCCATTACCCTGAAACCCTTGCGCGCCTTCGTAATATTGCCTATTGTTTTCTGTTAGTAGTGACATATATTAGCTTTTTTTATTTACTTCATTTTGCTGTATTTCAGAAGCAGCAGCTTGAACTATTTGTGGATCTCTAATTATAATACCAGAGTATTGAAGGATTCTAAGTATAACATTAACTTGCTCATTAGATTCTAACTCAAAGTCCTGCGAGTTGGCTACGTCTTGAATATACTGACCTTGAGGTCCAGTCGAATAAGCCCAAATAACATTTAAAGGTTTTCTTATAAATGTAGCTTTAACGTCATCTATAATAGCATTTGGTAAAACTCTAATTTGTTTATTTTCATATAGATACACAGGAAAATCTTCGCTTGGCAGTGTGTATTCAGATTTTTGTATTTCATAAAAATCTTTTCGTTGCAACCTTTCTATTTCAATTGGGTATGTCAAAGTATTATCTTCCCAAGTTAGAGTTCCTATTCTATAAAAAGCAAATTGACCTGATTGTGGGTTGTCATTGTAAACTATAGTATTATTAGTAAAGTTATCTTGAGAAGGTAATTCAAAATAACCAGCTTGTGGACCGCAATTACCTAAACATTTAAACGTAGATATTTGATCATCTAAATTTACCTGCCTGTCAGTGTAATCATAATCAGCTTGTGGTACTCTTAGTTGTTGATTTAAATCATCGAAATATTGCTCGAATATATCTAATTGTACTTGTGTAGCTGTTTTATTAAACTCATCAGGCGTCATATAACCACGCTGCTCTTTGTTTAATATAAGCAACACAGTTTGATACACGTTGTTTACGTTAATCGCCATGCTATTTTATTTTAGTCGAAGTTAGTAAAGACTAGTCTTGATTTAGCTTTGTCTAGCTTGTCGGTTTTTTCTATAAGTAATCTTTGTAAAACGTCTGGTCTTGTATTCTCTCTATTAGCAAGTATTGAATATATCATACAAGAGTATAAAGCTTCTTCTGCTAATTTAGGTATAGCAGCTGACTCATCTGTAGTAAGAGCGTTAGAAAGATATGTTAAAGTTGCATCACCTGAATCACCATACGTGATTGTTTTATTTATATAGTTTATATAATATTGACCAGTGCCTGGAGAAGGTGAAGAAGTATCTTCAAGAGGAAATGTTGTACCACCAATTACGATGCTAGCTGATATAACAGCTACAAAATCAGCCGGCAAATCAACAGCAGTTCCGGATGTTACAGTTGTAGGACCTTCAGTAAATTGACTTTTTAAAGTTTCATAAGCAAACTCCTGTAAGCATCTACGAGCATGGAATATAACCTCAGTTCTTACAGCGTCTGGTATTAATTTACCAGGTCCTGTGTATGATATTAAAAAGTTGTTTATAATATCATTAAGCGATATAAAAGCGTTTGATATAGTTGTTGCCATGATTTATTATTTTTGTCCGTCTACGTCTATTTGTTGCTCTTTGCTAGCTGCTAATTGTAAAGCTAATTGATCTCTACTCATTACACCTGCATAACCTAATATTTTATCTATTAAAAGAGGTTGGTCTGATTTATGTATTTCAAATTGAGTTGAAGCTTGTTCGTTGTAGATATAATTACCAAGCTCTGTATCGATAGTAAAGCCCCATTTAACGTCAGCTGGAAACTTTAAAAAGTTTAAAGTAACACTACCAGTTAATGGGTTAGGATATAATTCTATTTCGCCGTCCTCGTATGTGTATACCGGATAAAATGCTGTAGGTTTTGTAAGCGGTGATATGTTTGTTGTGTATACTTCGTATTTTTGTATTCTTTGAACTTCTCTATTATTGTATACAACAGTGCCTAGTTCTTGAACTTGCGCGGGTACAGATACTTTATTAGCATTAATACTTACAGTCGCGAATGTTTTAAACAAAGATATTTTTTCGTCTAATAACGCATATCTATCAGCATACGCTAGACTAGTCTGAGGTTGTCTTAACAGTTGATTAAGCTCGTCAAAGTACTCTGTGAATATTTCTTGCTGTGCTTGTGTAGCAATTTTATTAAACTCAGTAGGTGTAAGTACACCTCTTTTTTCTTGTTGCAATACCACGAGTACGGCTTTGTATACCTGATTTACGTTTATAGCCATTTTTAATTATTTATTTTTGTTGGGCGTATTAGGCCCGAGTGAACGGGCCCTATACTATTGTTACATGTTATTTTAACTTTTTCTCGATAGATTTGAAAACTTCTACGCCTTCATCTGTCTTAAAGAAAGCTGCCATAGCAGAGTAAGGATTTTCATCAAATGGTACTGTCATAAGTTTTTTACCGTTTGATGCCCAAGAGAAAGATCGTTGATCATCTGACAACTTAATTATTTTAGCTTCAGCGGCTTTAATAGCAAAGTTTCTTAGTTGAACATTTTCGTCTTTAGCTAGTTCTATAAATAAAACTGGGTTTTGTCTAGCAAATATAAGCACATCTCTTTTTAATTCTTTAGATGACATATCATTTACTTTACTTCCAAACTCAACTCTTAATATAGCTTCTATCTGTTCTACATCCATACCTCTAGCAGCATTTAATGCGTCTATCTGAAGTTCCATCATATCAAGTTCGTCGGTTGCTTCAACAACAGAATCAAACTCTTTATAACGTTTTCCATTCATTGGGTGATACAAAGATAACAGTTTTTGTAAGGCTTGTTTTTCTTTTGGAACAAACAAAGCACCGTCTTTAAATAGTATAGTGCCTAATGTTACTTCGCCTTTTTGCTCGTCTACAAATGGTGAATTCATATTTGTAGCATACCTAAGTTCTCTTTGTGTATTTTTTTCACTATCATACCACAACATAGGTTTTCTAGCGCTATGTTTAGATGGTATTCTAAGTGTTAATGGTTTGTATCTTCCTACTATTAGATACGTTCTATCTTTAATTTCCCAACCTTTTTCTACAGTTGGGGCTTCTTTTGTTTTTGACATAATATAATATAATAAAATTAATAAAATAAAGGCATAGGGCGCCGAAGCGCCCGTACCTTTAAAGTAATCTACTTAGTAAATAATACAAAGTTGTTTGCACCTTGTACACATAAACATCTTTCAGATAGGAAGTTAACCTCCATAGCGTCTAGATCAGATGTGAAAGCACCTCCAACAGAACCAGTCAACCAAGTCTTCATACGGCGATCGTCAGTTTGTGACGCTCTGTATCGTACGTGTAAGAATGGACGACGGATGTTACTACCAAGAACTTGATCGTAAACTGTTGATGTACCTGCTGGAATTAATACCCCATCAATAGCGCTTACGCCATAATCTGGTGGAATCAATCCATCGCTAATAGCACCACGAGTAGAAGCATCGTTTAGATATTTCCAGTCAGTCTTATAGAAGTCGTAAGAACCTCTGCGGAAACCACTAAACCCTAGGTTTAATGCCATATCTTCAGAGTTTTCAAACAATCCATAAGCAGTACCACCGTTAGCACCACTAGAAATACCAGCTAGCATATCATCAAATCCTAGAGACGTTTCACGATTCAAGAAAAGCATGTTTTCTTCAATGGCACCTTGAGTATCTAAGTTACGTAGGATATTATCAAATTCTCCTAATGCGCTTGCAGCGGCGTTGAAGCCAGCTTCTACGTTACCACGAGTTTGAATAGCAGCAAATAAACCTTCTGTACCTTTGTAACCAGCAGCTGCTGCAGAACCAGCACCTAAAGCAGTGTCAGCTTTCTCACCTTCAACTACGCTCATTTCAAGATAATCTTCGAAACGTAAACGAGTTTCAGACTCAGCCTTTAGATACCACAGGTAACCTCCAGTTCCGTCTTCAGTAGCAACTTCTACCCAACCAATCTGAGCTGTGTCAGAACCAGATACCACGTATTTATTACGGATAATAACTGGTGAGTTAGAAAATTGTGTGAAAGCAGGATCTACACTTACATAGCCATCAGCTGCAGTAGCTGAAGTGTTGTTAGGTGTAGAAGAACCTTTTGCATACTCAGAACCAAATACGAATATTTTAATTCCAGTAGTAGCAAGTGCAGCTGTAGTAGTAGCATCATAAGGAGCTACAGTAAGCGCACCAGTAGTAAGGTTAGAAGCAGTTACAACAGCCTTAAGCTCGTTACCAGCGCCGTCAAGTGCTACAATTGTAGCCTGTGGAGACACGACGTTTTTAACGTCAGCTGCTACAGGAATAGTAATTGTATTTGTTTGATCGTTGGTACAACCATCATAAGAGATGTGTAAACGGTTTTGTTCAGACCAGATAACTTGGTCAGAAGTCATAGGCATTTCAGCTCCTACCATACGTAAGAATCCAGAAAGCGTACGATTTCCGTAGCGCTCTACTTCTGCTTCATAAATTTCAGGTAGATACTGTTGTGCGAATGTATCAGAATCGCCAGTACCAGTTCCTCCATTAAAAGAAAGGAAGTTGGTGGCTAGCAATTGTTGTTGTTGACTTGGGACTATACTCCCAAATAAAGGACTTAAAGCCATAATTATTTATTTTTATTTTTTTATTGTTACTTTTTTGATTTTCAATTTTGAAGAATCAACACCGCTCATTGCTTTAACTTTAATTCCATTAACAAATACTTCACCAGCAGCTGTTTGACGAGGCTCAGTCGAAATGTTTTTCGATTTAGCCATAACATCTTTAACAGCGTCAGCTTTTCCTTGCTCATAAAAATGTTGAGCTATAGTATCAGCGTTTCGCGCAGCGAACAAAGCTTTGTGATATCCTTGCATATCTCCAATTTCCCCTTTATCGTTTAAGAACGTCTTAACGAAGTTGTCAATATTGGATTGCGATTCAGCCACGTTTTTAGGATTTTTAACACCGTATCTAAATTTAGTTTCACCAACTTTAAAATCAAAACCTTTGAAATTATCATTAAATAAATTTTTAGTACGATCAATAAAAGAATTCCTGTTGCTTGTTATTGCTTGTTGTTCTTCATTGTATCGATTGAAAAAGTCAACTGCTTTTTGCTGCTCTTGAGTTACGCCCGGTCTCAACTTGATCTCGTCGTAATATTTATCCTTTAAGCTTTCTAAAAAACCTTTGGCTTTTGCAACTTCTTCTTTATACGCAATTTTTTTCTTGCGAATATCTTTTTCATCATCTATATCTTCATCCCATGTAAAGTCTTCTAAAAGAAGCGATACATCTTCTGCGTCTAGATGAGGTTTGCTTTGAAGATAATATTCTCTTAAAAGCGTGTTATTGTCAACATTAGAATAGTCAGCGTTTAGCCTAACATAATCTTCTAATGTACCACCTGTTTCATTCATAAAGTTTACAACTTTTTCAATGTTTTCAGGTAGATTAATATTTTGTTCAACAGATTGTTGTACGGCTTCGTTAACTTGCTCTTGCAAAGTTTCAGTTTGCTCTTGTACTTCTTCTTCTGTTATTTCTTGTATTACCGGCTCTTCCTCGGTGGCCCGTACTTCCTGAGCCACTTCTTCGCTACTTGCTTCGTTTTTGGATTCTTCGATAGTAGCATTGCTATCATCTGTCTCTTGTGTTTGAACGGCATCTTCGTTTTTTATTTCTACTTTAGTAACCTCAGGAATTACTTCTGCTTGATATTCAATACCTTCTTTAGGTATTTCAATTTTAGTTACTTCGTTTTTTTCACCTAAGTTTTTAGGTTTAGTAGGAGTCTTTATTTTAAATTCTCCTTCTTGTTTTACTTCTTCTGACATAATATAATAATATAAAATTAAAGGATTTTATTTTCAACGAGGTTCAAACTGTTCAAGTCCAAATCCTCCTAGTGAGTCAAATCCAGATGACTCAAAGTTTTTAGGTAGTTCATCGTTTTGACGTTGCGAAATCATCTCTGATTGTTGCGTGCCTATAATTCTAGCACGCTCGTCTTTACGATCTTCTATTTCTTTTTCTTTTTGTTTTTGAGCATCAACATCTAATTTAGCTAATTGCATGTCGTAGTTAAACTTCTCCGCCATTAATTGCTTTTTAATTTCAGCTTCAGTTTGCATTTGCTGAATTTTAAACTGAGATTTTCCTTGCTCTATTTGCAACTCTGTTTGTGCTAAAGCTTGTTGCTTTTGCATTTCTGCTAAAGCTGCTTGTTCAGCTGTTTGAGCGTTTGCTTGAGCTTGAGCTTGTATATTTGCTTGAGTAATCTGCTGATCACGCTCCTGCTTTTGCTTACGTTTTATTTTAAGCATCTGATTTGCAAGTTTAATATTAGATATTTCTCTAATATCTATAACATCTTCAAGATCAATACCACCGTTTTGTAAAGCTATTTGTATATTCCTTTCTAGATTTTGCTTATCTTCTTCTTCTGGTTCAAGCTCTAAGAATATACCAAATTCATGCATATTTAGTTTTTCTATTTGTTCTAATGTATCAACATTAAACGTGCTTATACTGTTCATCAACGAGCTTTTTAAAAGCGGGAAGCTTATCATATCAGCCGCTTTTAAACTTATATTTTCAGCGTTACGCACTGTTAAATACATTAACGATTGTAATATATGTTTTGTAGCTGTATTAGAAGCTGCCGCGGCTAGTTTTTGTAAACCTACTAACGAATCTTTAGCTGGTTGACTACCGTCTCTAGCTTCGTTAAGCCCGGTTACATCACGTATCATTTGTAAATAGTATTGATACGTTTGTGTGAGCGCCTGGATTTTAGCCATACCAGAAGACGTTTGTAACTCCTGAATAGGTACTTTACCTCTGTTAGGATCACCATCTTGTGTTAAACTTCTACCTACAATACTACCAGTTTGGAAATACATGTTTAAGGCTTCTTGCGGATTATAGTTTGTGCCATTACCAAGATCTACTTCTGCTAAACCATCTACATCTACAAATACACCATCAGGTACCATACGCGCTAGTACTTGTTGTATTTTTAAATGTGTAAGCTGTATCATATCAGCAAAACTAATACATCTACTTACTAAACTATCTATACGACCTTTATATATTCTTGGAGCTGTAATGCTATAGTTCATTTGAACTTTAGTTTGATCACTATAAGGACGTGTCATATTCTCAGCTAACTCCCACTTTAACATTTTTTCGTAGCCAAGTATTTTAGCTCCGCTGTATAAAACCTCTATTGCTCGATGTACCTTGTTATAGTTTTCAGCATTTTCAGGTGGATTAAAAGAATCGTCTTTTTCTAAAGCTTTTTCAAGACCTTGATCTGTTTCTTTTATTTTAAATACTTGGTTATTATAGGTTTTATATTCAAAAAATAAAACCTGAACCTGGTTGTATTGATCATCTTGGCCATAGTAATTACGCGTGTAATTAGAATTGCCAGGGTATTTTTGTATTTCTTCTAAATCAGAATCTGTTAAGTAAGGGAAAAGCTTTTTAACCTCTTGTAGGCTCATTGATTTCATTTCGCCTACATAATAAATATCTTCAAAATTAGGATCTTCTGTATATGAATAAACTAAATTAGCAGGGTCTACATAATCAACAGTAATACCATTAGCTAAATTAAAATTAGTTTTTGTAGCACCAATACCTAAAACAACTAAATCATATGCTATTCTTTTTTTAATTTCTTCATATTTATTATAATCAAAAACATTTTCAATAAGCTCTTCTTCAGCTATTTCTATAGCTTGCTTATATGATAACTGCATATGAAGCTCTAATTCTTCTTTACTTTTTGGCAATTGGTTTTGCGGTACGTTGGTTCTTTTAACGTCAATGCCTAAATTTTGTTTTGCTTGTTCTATTAATTGTTGTGCAAAAGCATCTTGAGCTAGTCCAGTAGCGTGAGCTGTTCTTTCTTTTACAGCGTAAGGATCTGAAGCAAATGACTTTATTTTATAACCTTTATCAGTCATGCCATTTACTACAATATCTACAAACTTAGATAATACAGCTACTGGTTTCCAGTCTAAATTTAAATAAGATAAATCACCATTAATAGATAATTCATCTTTGTATTTAGCAACTGACTGCTCGCCCCTGGCGTATAGTCTAAGTCTGTGAAAGTCTTGCCAACTATTACCAAAACGACCACCAGCACCTAAACCTTTGTCACCTCTAAACCATTCGTTCTCAATAGCTCTACCTACGGCTAAGCCGTAATCATAAGTATTTTTCTCTGCGTCTGGTACTACCTGACTTGGAAAAGAACTATTAACATTAGTATAAACCATTTATTTTATTATTTTTGAAGAATAACCTGTGTTATCGTATTTTGTAAAATTAATACTAACTGGCTCTTTTTTTATTTCAGCCACTGGTGAGTATTTGTTTTTGTTGCAAGCCATTATAGCTAGACCAGAACTTATTGTTGCATCGAACTTTGTTCTATTGTTTATGTTAAACTTAGCCCAGTCTTCGAGCGTACGTTGAAAATACATTTGACCATACTCAGTTTCTTTTAAACCTACGTGATCTTCTATATAAGATTCTATAGCAGCAGCATGCGCTTGTTTAATATCCTCGCTAGAGTTAGGTATACCACCTATTTCTCTTTCTGCAACTGAAAGCTTGTTAAATGTTTTGTCAGGTCTATTTATAGAGAAGTTTCTATAACCTCTTCTTTTTAAATAATACAATAGCCTTGGCTTGTTATTCTCTGCTAGTATAGGCATGCCATAAAAATGTAAAGCCATAAGCACATCTTCAAAGAATATTTCAGCTGTCGGAGGTCTTGATATATATTCTAAAAAGAACATATTAAAAGGAGCTTCTTCCATGCTAAACTTTGTAAGCCCGTGCAAAGATCCTTTAGAACCTCGCTTATCTACTGTACCTGATATATCATATGAGTCACATCCAAAAGCACCTACGTGCTCGTTACCTGGATGTTTAACTCCATTCTTTATTATTACACGATTTTGTAATATTGCAGGTGGAATCCAAGATACTAAAAACCTACCATTGTTTTCTGGTATAAAATTAACTGTTGTATCTTTTACTCCTCCAGTCCATTGGAAATTACCTTGCGTTACTAAGGTTTTATTTCTCATGTCTTCGTTGTAATCTATCTGCTCGTATATTTTAGTTAGATTAAATAAAGATAACTTAGCTTCATCTCTGAACGCGTGTTTCTCTGTACGCGGAAACTGGCGGTAGTATTCGTTTAAGCTATCCTGGTCATTTTTAAGGCCATCTACTTCATTTTCCCAGTGTTCGATAACACCTGTTGTGATGAGGTCTCCGTGCGGATCTCTAACGGCGTCTTTTGGTTTGTCGAATACAGGTATGCCATAAGCATCAATGAATCCCTCGTAGTTCCATTCCATAGGTATGAACAAACTATATAGTCCTGAGCTAGTCTGCCCATTGCGGTTTCTTTGCGTAACGTCTGAAGCATAGTACAATTTTTTAAAGTTTCCACCACCTTTTTCTATAGCGTTTGATGTTGATCCCATCATACATTTACCAACAATCTTGCTACCTAATCGCATTGTGGTTTTTGTAACTCTCCAGTTGTTTAGTATGTTATCAGGTCTTTCCCACTTACCAGATTCATCATGTACAAGCAGCTTTAGTTTTTCACCATCATAGCTGTTATCACCTGTGTTTTTCCAGTCAATAGTTGTGTCAAGACCTTCTATTTCTTCTGACGCAATACCTTCATCTAGCTTTCTACGTGTTAGTTTTGATGCTGGTACTCTATAAGCTAGCTCTGTTTTAGGTCTATCCATACCGTCTTGTATAGGACGGAAAAAGAAAGGATAGTTAATTGATATTGGTACTACCTTGTCGGTAAACATTTTTTTAGCATCAGCCCCTGATTTTGATAATATACCGAATCTCGAGTCTGAGCTGATTGTTGCCTGGTTAACCGTGTCTGCTGAAGCCATAAATGAGAAACCAGATCGTCGGTTTTTGAGGTAGCACATACCATAGCATCTCTGGTCTGCTTTGCAAGCTTCCCAGAATATAAAGAATAATCTGTTTGATTCCCTATAGTCTGCTGCCCCAACGTCAATCTTACTCCACTGCAAGAACATATAGTGAGAACCAGTAATGTAAGTAGCCAAACCTCTATTATAGAACCAATAACCTTGTTCACGTCTTTTAAATTCTTCATCTATGTAATCGTACCATTCTTCTTTAAAACTATTAGGATATCGCTGCCAATCAAAAACACTTTTTATTTTCGATAAAGCTTTTGGATATTCTGCTTTAACCCACACCTGTTCTTCTGTTTTTTTAGAATTACTAAAAACATTTTCAGGTTTTTTAGGCAATGCTATCTTGAGATTTTGTATCTCAATGATTTCACCTATGGTTCCGTCTTTACTAATAACAACAACGTCATGTTCAACGTCGTAACCATACCTCCACTTTTTATACCTATTGTTTCTTTTTAAAACTTTAGGTTTTATGTGGTCTTTTATTGTTTTAACTAAAGACTGCTCGTACATTATCTTGATCTACCTTCCGCAAAACCTTTGAAACTTTTTTCTTTAGTTTCTTTAGCATCACCGTCAAGCATTGATTTTTCTTCTTCTATTCTAGCGAGTATCTCAAAAGCATCGAATATAGCTAGCTTTTTTGTAGCAGCCGCGTTCTTAAGTCTATCAGCAGATATATCATCATCTGAATCAACTATAGGTTCTTTAGCTACCTTTATTAACTCCTCAACTGCTCTTTGCCCAGCTTGGATTATATTCTTCCTCGTTTCCTTTGAACTCATACTTAACTAAAATATCATTTGATTGCATACAGTATAGTCTTTGTTTGTTAATAACAAACTCAAACTCTCTATTAGATTTAAACCCAACAAGATCACCTTCGTTTATACCTAAAGTTTTTAAGGTTTTATTACCTATCTTTACTATACCTTTATTTTTTACTTCTGGTTCTTGTGACCAGTCGTCTGTATTTTTTATTGGCATTATAAAGCAATGTTCACCCAAAGGTTTCCACTGGTATATATTTTTGTAAAGATATATTTGATCTAATTGGCATAGGTATTGATTATCGTTTAGCGTTTTGCTACTATCAACCTCTTTACCTTTTTGGTTATAATATCTTCTAAATACGTTGTGATGTATTATAACCTCGTCACCTTCTTCTATTGGTGTTGAATAAGCTGATGGTGTAGAAATAACTATAGCTTTTCTACTTATTAACTTAAAGTTTTCTATACTAGAATTAACTATAAGTTTATTACCATTTATATCAACTTCATTGTCATACCTACTTTCAACAGGCGTGACTATAAAATCAAAAACACTTCTCATTAATATTCTAAATCATATTCAACAGATACTGCCATGTTAGAATTAAACTTCTTCCATGGCAATACCTCGTTGTTTTTCTTTATAAATATGTTATAAGAAGCATCTTTATCTTCAAACAAAATATGCGATATCTCGTGCCCGCCATATACTTGCTGGCCAACAGCATAATGCATCGCGTCGTTTTTGTAATCAGAACCAATACTGATTTTTCTTATAACAGTACTCATTAGTCTTCTGACTTAACTACAGCTAGTTCACCTTCATCTTCTTTTTCAATTTCAGTGTACGTACCATCTTCTAAATTAATATTAATAGCTCCGTATGTTTCTTCTAGTTGTTTTTTAGTATCTTCAATACCTTCATTAATTCCGGCGATCTTATGAAGCAGCGAGTGTTTATTTGCTTCTAATTGGCCGATCTGATTTACAACAGTACTTAGTTGTGATTGTTGTTCTTTAATAGTTTTAAGCTCTTCAGCTGTAATTGAATTTGACATTTAATTTAATTTAAGTTATTTAACTTTACTTATTATTACTTATTTTTTTACCTTTTTCCCACGTACGACCCACGAAATAAGCGCCATACACAGTTATTAATAGCGACTGAAATATAGGTATATAATCCTCTGCTATTGAAAACTCTCCTATGTTACCATCAAAAAATGCTAATACAGAAAATATAAAGGTAAGGTATATAAGAACCATTGGTCTTATATTTTTAGACAAGAAGGAATCGGACTTCATATCCGACTCCCATCTTGCTGTTACCTGGTCTTGAGCATCTTTATCAGCTTGCTCTAGCAACTCTTCAACTTTTTGTTTAGCTGCAAGTCTTTCTTCATCAGTAGTTACTAGATCATCTATTACTTGACCTATGTCTTTAATGAGACCTCCAGTTATAAATTGAAGAATTTTTTTCATTTATTTTATTATTCGCCTTTAAGCTTTGTAGTGTATTTCTTTTTAGGCTCTTCTCCAACATTATAAGTAAATTCTTTTACACCAGCTTTTCTTGCAGTTGCAAAAGCTTTTTCAAACTCTTTTCTGCGGCTACCTTTTTTATCTACAAGTCCAGATCCAATATTAAAATCCATAGTAGTTGGTTTTTTATTTGTATCAGTTTCTTTAGCAGGAGAACCGTGATCCATTTTATATGGAGACATTTCCATAGCTGATGCTTTGTCATCAACAGGCATATCTTGCATTAAGTTACTTTTTTCTTGACCTATAGATTCCATATAAGCCATAGATCCTTCAGCCATAAGACCAGCAGGTTTTCCTTTGCTATCGTACATTTTAATACACGATGATTTTTTCATTGGTGATCCATAGTTTAACGGACCGCCCACAACATTTGGTGTTACTGTATCTTTGTAAGAAAATGTTTTACCTACTTTTTCCGCCGCTCTTTTTCTCCGTGCTATATTTTCAGCACGAGTAGCGTTTGCTTTCATATCTCTTTTTTCTATAGAATCTTGTTGTTTTTGCCGAACCATTTCTCTTCTAGCCCTAAGCTCTTGCGCTTTTTTTAAATCTGACATTTTTTTTATTTTGTTTTGTTATAAGCTTCTTTTTCCCATGGTAAGTTTTTAGCTCCTTCTTTAATACTCGAGCGAGGTATTATCCTACCTTTCCAATATACGTTTTCATTATCGTAATCAAGATCACCTCTACGCATTTGGTCTATATGTATCATTTCATGATCAATAACCTCTTGCATTTTATTAGGTGAAACGTTTTTATTTATAATAATCGTACCGTTATTATTAGCTTTTCCTAACACACCGTCCTCCATATCTACACTGTATATAGGAGTATTGTCTATTGAAAATGGTGGTGTTAATTTAAAAGCCATATTATTTGTTGTAAGGTACTTTATCGTTAAACCAGGCTTGTCTAGCAGAACAACCGCAAGGAATATTTAATCCCTCTGAAAGTTTATCAACTACAGTTTTAATACCTGTAGCTTTAGTAAACTTTGCTATGTCGTCTCCTAGTCCTTTTGATTTCATTACCATTTAACTTTGTCAGCCCAGTACGCGGCAGACATTTTTCCTTTTTTAATGTTTTTAGCGTGACGAGCTTTAAAACTAGCTCTACGTGCTTTAGACTTAGCATCTGTTTTTTTACCAGCTGTGCTAACACCTTGCTGACCAAATCTTATAATTTTTTCTAAACCACCACTGCAAGCTTTTACAATATGTGATTTAGTTTTATGATCTGGCGTACGCCGAGGTTTGTTACACTTAAGTGTTTTCTTATCAGTTGCCATATGTCCAAATTACATTAGGTGATTTATCATCGTCTATATCAGCGTGAATAAAAGTATCACCAATACCTATACGGTCTACACCGTGTTCTAATAATTCTCTAATTAAAGAAAAACGTTCTTTACTTTTGCTGCAAGCTATATCTACAGCAAGTCCTTTTAAATGAGATGACTTACTTGTTCCACCTACAGCTTCGTTATGTGAAGGTGTTCGATAACCAGATGTTATACGTAAAGGTGTGCCTAGCTCTTCTCTTATGCTATCTAATATGCTTATAAGTTTTTTACTCATCATCTGCCCGCTACCTTGTACGTCAGGCGAATCGAACTCTTCGTAAGTAAAATACTTAAACATTATTTTTTCTTTTTAAGCTGAATCCATTTAGACAACGTGTAACCAATGGTTACTATCAAAAGTAATACTTTTAAACTCATTTCTATTTGTGCAAATGTAGTTACACCAAGTGTAGTTGTATTAATAGCGTATAATTTTAAATCGTTAAGACTCATCTTAAAATCCTTTAGCCCGTTGGGTTATTGGCCCTTGTAAGCTATACGATTTGCAAGGATATTTTTTAACCTGCATACCTGTAATACCAGAGCTACTTCCTTTACCCATTGGAAAACCAGTAGTATCTAATGGCCCGTCCCAAACGTGTGATTCTCCTACTTGTCCTTCTAGTGTAGGTTTTCCAAGTAATTTTCCTATATTGTGATCCATAATTATCTTTGTTTAAAATCTGTTTCAGGAATTTCAGTGCTTGTTATTTTCCCTAAATTTACTTTTTTACCATCTTTAGTAACGCCAAAAGCTTGCATTGAATTTTCTACTACTGGTACTCTAGGCTTTTCAGTTAGTTTTTTTGACATTTTTTTAGGTATTTCTTTACCTACCATTTTAGCACCCACGCTATTACGACCAGGGTGATTGTCGTTTAACGGTGAAACCATTTTAGTAGCTGAGTCATAACCCATTTGCTCTACAACACTATCGTCTAAAGATCTAAGCCCCGCGCCTTTATTACCTTCTGGAATATCTTTCATAAACACGGGCGCTTGCTGTCCCATGGACATTTGCCGTTGCTCGGGCGTGCCATAAATAGTTTGCGCCATACCCTGCGCTTGAGGGCTAAACACAGGCTTAGCAACACCCATCTGATTAGCTGGTACTGGTGGTTGCATTGTCATCTCCATACCAGTTAATGGGTCGATCATTTTTAAAGGATTTTTATAGTCCATAATTATCTTTCTTTATCTTTATTAACATTGTTAATAGCAAATGAATAAACTTTATCGCTATAGCTTTTGCCTTTCATTATACTGTTGCGCCTAGTGCTAGTAGGTATATCCTCTTCACCAAGCATTATTTTATATACTCTTGATATTAGTTGTTTGCCTTTAAAAGAAACTTTATATATATTATACTTTTGTGTAGTCCTATTGTTTCTTCGCCAAAGCGTAATCCAATCGTTTTGTAAAAGCTTATTCCATCTACGATTATCCCAACTAAAAGAATATGTACCGTCTTCAAAATCTTTTCTAGTAAACATATCCATGCAGTCTAAATATATTAAAAGCTCTAGCTCTGCATCGTTTAAATCATTATTTTTACAAGCCCACTTACGTATTATACGATAGTGTTTAAGAAGATTTAAATCCCTAATGTCACTAGCATCTATTCTCATAGCACAACTACAACGTCTACATCTCGTATAACATAAAAAACCTCTTTGTCTACTTCAAGTCTGTGGCCAGCGTTTTTATCGTAGAATATTGTTTGACCTTCTTCTACACCTTTAACGTCGTCACCACAATGAAGTATAGTCGCTTCTTTATAACGAATATCAACTCTTTGTTTACCAGTTAACATAAGACCACCGTCAGTTTTTTTGACGGTGTCTTCTTTTTTCTTTTTTATTACTATATTTCTACCTACTGCTTTCATCTCCAACTCTTAAATTATTGATTACACAATCTGTAGATAATATAGTGGTAGCCACTGAAGCCGCGTGTTTGAGTGCACTTTTAGTTACAAGTAAAGGATCTATAATCCCCGTATCAACCATGTGAACAGTTTCACCTGTAACTACATTAACACCCATACCTTCTTCGGGCGTACCAACCTCTTCTAGTCCAGCGTTATTTAGTATAGTTTTAAATGGAGCTTTAATAGCTTCTAGCAATATCTTTTCACCAACGGTTTTACCTTTGGTTTTATTAGATGCATCGCGAAGAGCTATACCACCTCCAGATACTATACCTTCTTTTACCGCGGCTTTAGTAGCACAGATAGCATCTTCGACTCTATCTGATTTTTCTTTTAACTCTATCTCTGAGTTAGCCCCTATTTTTACAACTGCAACTTTCGCTGATAGTCTAGCTAATCTTTTTTCAAGTCTTATAATTTCACCGGGAGCTTTAGCTTTAGATATTAGTTTTTTAACTGAATCAATTAAACGCTTTATCTCGTCAGTAGAAGTATCTACTTGAAGTATTGTATCTGTATCACTAGTTGTGCTCTTAAAACATGATCCTAGGAAGTCTGGGTTTATAACGTCTAAGTCATCACCAAGATCTTCATTGATAACAGTAGCACCGGTTAGCATAGCTAAATCAGACATTGTGTCTTTTTTATTTATACCGTATGTAGGTGCGTTTACTACATTTACTTTTATATTACCTTTAACCTTATTCATTGCTAGCGTAGCTAACACCTCGGTTTCTAAATCACCAATAATAAGTAAAGGCTTTTTGTTTTTAATTACGTATTCAAGTACCGATTGAATCTTGCGTACAGATTCTATAGGTGACTCAATTAGTAACACAAGTGGGTTATCAAGCTCTGCTATACGTTTTTCTTTGCTTGTTATAAAGTGAGAGTTTGTTAAACCTTTTTCGTATTGCACACCATCGACAAGTTCAAACTCTGTTTTGTCTTCTGTTGTAGGTTCCATTATAACAACACCGTTTTCACCAGCAGCTTTAAAAGCATCACCGATTATTTTGCCAAGCTCAGCATCGTTGTTACAACTAATAGTAGCTACATCATCTAGCATACTACCTTCTACTGCAATAACCTTTTTTTCTAAGTAATTAATTACTTTATCAACAGCACTTGTTATACCGTTTTTAATATTACGTATATTATCTTTATCGATATTTTTATACGCTTCAGTTAAAATTGAGTGCGCTAGTACTGTAGCCGTTGTTGTTCCATCGCCAGCTTCTTGAACAGTTTTTCTAGCAGCTTCCTTTAGAAGCGTAGCACCCATATTTTCTACTGGGTCTAATAGTGTAATAGCGTTTGCTACGGTTACACCATCTTTTGTAATGACAGGTTTGCCCTGATCATCTTCTAGTATTACACATTGGCCGCTAGCCCCAAGTGTGGAGCTAACAGCCTTTGTTAATTTATCTATACCTTTAAACACCTTATCTTTAGCCTCTTGGCCAAAGTTAAGATTTTTGACAATTTTGTCAGTCATAATTTAATTTAATTTAATTGTATTGTATAATTTTATTCAAAGGTTTTAACGACTTGTGGTCCGCGTAAGTAACCAAGCTTTTTTTCATAGTGCGATATTGATGCGTCTATTGCTTGCTCAGCTCCTTCGAGGGTTTCGCGTCTCGTTACGTCGATCCAAGAATCTTCTTTTTTTAGATCTAGGTATTCTGTTTGGTAGAAACCGTTTGGTAGCTGGACTATACGCCAGTGTTTCTTTTCAGATACATGCTTCCAAAGGTTGATGGTTTCTTCACTTATTTGTGGTTGACTACTCCACGATTGAGTCTGGTAAAATAGTGTCATTGGTTTTGGTTTTAAATTACTATTTGGTTTGCCATTTCCCTGGCCGGGTATATTCTATATACTCACTTGGTTTTAGTGATTTTTACTTATGACCAAGGAAGCCCTGCATTAGTAGGTAAATCTTCTATCTGTTCTTTTTTAATAGTAGCTTGCGCATCTACATAAGTTTCTGCATCTGTTACTACAGTTGAACCTAAGTCAGTTTGAACTAAACCTATAACTTGAGATTCGGTTAGTTGATCATAAGGTGTAAGTGGGGCAGGTCCTACAACGCCAGATAAAGTATTAGTAAATACTTTTCTAGCATAACCAACACCGTCTTGCCCCTGCGCTGCGGATATTACTACCAGCTTATCTTCGCTAGCGTTGTTTTCATATTCCATTGATAAAATTGTCCAAGTTGCCATAATTGTTTAAGGTTTTATAGGTCTATCCCCGTTAGGGAAGTCAGCCTGTTGTGGGTAATCTCTTAATTCTTGTCTGTATGTTAAATATTCTTCGTGTTGCGGGTGATCTGTTAGTGGAACTATCCAATCAGAGTCTTTTAATTCTCTATCACGCCATTTTCTTTCTTGTTCTGATTTATATAAAATAGCTTCCTCACCCTCTAGTAAATCAAAAGGGTTATAAAATTTTTCATCTTTATATACGAAACCAACACCTACGTCTTGACCAGTTACATTTATTGTGGTTTCTTCTAAAGTTTCTGCAAAGTCATCTGAAGCTACAATTACTTTTTCAACTTTATTATTTTTTATTATTGCTATTAAATTTTCCATTTTTTGTATTTTATTCGTACCACATTACTCTAACAAATCCACTAGCGGCAGTCCCGCCATAAGCTCCTTGGCCAGTATTTGCTTTTGGAATTCTAACGCCCGCGCCAGGAGGATTACCCCAAGCTGCTCCAGCTCCATACCCAAATATACCATTACCAGCAGTAGCCACAGGAGGCCCACTCGTGCTACCGGTATCAGGTGAACCCCAGCTAGGTGAAACAGAATTAATATTTCCTTCAAAATTACTACCTCCTTGTGAAGAAATATCAATACCACCTGCTGTTGCTCCGTCGAATTCACTAGCACTTCCGCCAGAAGTACCACCGCCAGCTCCTACCGTTACAGTCACTCCACTGGTATTTGTTAAATACATAGGTATTATTTGAGCTTCACCTCCTTGGCCAGCGTTACCGTTACCCGCAGCACAACCACCTCCAACTATTAAAACTTGTATAAAACCTCCAGCTGATATTAAATTAGATGTTGGCGTGAAAGTTCCACTTGTAGTAAAATCTTGAAACTTAGGTGTTAAACCCCCACCGCCACCGCCTCCGGCTAATGGAAAAAAATCTGTATATTTACTCATTTATATTTATTTAAATATTTATTTTATATTTCACCTGTTGCACCGACTATAACCCAACCGTATGCTGGTCCTACGTATATTAATTCGAATGCAGCTTTATTATTATCTAACGTCATAATTTGAGGTATAGACATTATTCTTTCAGAGCCTGGATTTATAGTACAAGTTGTTACTGTTGTTAAATTAGATACTTTAATACTATCACCAGATGATGGGCTTGAAGGTAACGTAAGCTCTATAGCAGATGATCCTTGTAGAACGTATAAATAATTTTTTTGACCAGTTGCGTTAGCTGTTAATACTTGAACAGAGTAGTTTGTATTACTACCTATCGCTGTTTCAATTATTTTACCATCAGCTGCAACAGCTAAATTGTAAGTTGCAGTTCCAGTTACTGCGCCAGATCCATACTCAGATATTTTAATCTCACTTTCTTTATTTATACTTAAAGCATTTTTCCTAGTTTCGGGAGTTCCATTACCTATTTGAAACTGAGAAAATTGATCTTGATCGTCGTTATAATAACCAACATACGTAGCTCTTCCATAGCCGGTATTCGGCCCGCTTGAATCAAACTTTAACCCAACACCAACTAAAGTGATACTAGGTATGTTTCCAGTCCCTACCGTTTCATTTCCTGTCCCAATTGTTACAGAGTTGCTACAGCTATCTATATCATTAACACGCCCAAAAATATAATTGTTACTACCAAATACGTTCAGGTTGGCTTCTCCAACAATATATCCATTTGACGCACTGTAGTTTTGGTTAGAAAAGCCAAGCATCGTGGACCTATTGCTGCTCAAGAGAAGGTTAGTGTGCCCTATTAGAGTAATATAGTCACTAGGATTTTGGCCGGTTGATTCGCCTGTATTATTATTAGTTCCTAAGACAGTGCTATATCGTCCTTCTGCTGTATTTAGATTTCCAAAAACAAAAGAAGTTTGAGCCCCATTCACACCACTGCTGGCACCAACCAACGTATTGTCTGTACCTCCTACGAAACAATTTTCAGAAGGCACTGTGTTTCTAGCGCCAATAGCAAAACTTCCTTTACCTGACACGTTATTATCTATACCAAAAACAGCCGTTCTTTCTCCAGAAGCTATATTGCCATCACCTGCTGTAAAAGAATATATACCAGAGGCAACCGTTTGCCAGCCGGATGCAAATGAATTGCTACCAGAAGCTATAGATTCAAAACCAAATTTAGCTGAGTTGTTTCCGCTAGCAGAACCTTCATATCCAAACTTTACAGCGTTATTTGCCGTAGCTGTACCTCCAAAACCAGAAACAAAAGTATTTTTACCTTGAGCGTCACCTTTTTCACCGATAGCTACCGATGATTGTCCTGATGCAATTGAATCTTGACCAGCTGCAATACTATAGTTACCTGTAGATTGTGATTTATTACCAAACGCCGCAGATGCTAAAGCCGTTGCTTCGGTTAACAAACCAAACGCTGAGGCGCCACCACCTGATGCTAGTGTTAAAAAGTTAGCGGCAAACGAACCGTTTCCAAAAGCAGTAGTTGCAGAACCAACTGATAAAGCGTTTTCACCATTAGCAAAAGCATTACCACCCATATTAAATGATGGGCCGTTGTTTAATATATCGCCTGAAGGCAATACAACACCGCCACCACCATCTTGTGTTATAGAAAATTTATTTGCATCACCTGATTTTAACTTGTACAACACTGTGTTTGTGGGTGGTGTATATTGATTAGTACCTGTAATGCTGTTAAAATCAAATATAGGATCTGTACCTGTATTATCTTGTGTTATTTGAGAATCTGCTAAATCAGTAGTTGTACTCCAAATCGGTATAGTATTGATTGTTCCAGAACCGCCAACTCCACCACCGCCGCCAGAAGGTACTGCCCAAGTATTGTCTCCTCTTAAAAACGTAGTATTATCAGCTGTCCCCGTTGCGGAAAGATCAGCCGTTATTGTTACAGCTCCGTCTGTCGCCACGTCAGGGGTTAAATCTATAAATGTACCATCTGTGGTAATTATTGTTTCTACTATATTAGCAGGTACTGTTGGTATGGTAGGGAACGTTGTTAAGTTACCAGCGCCATCTATATATTGTGAAGACGAGCCGTTTAATGTAATATCAACTGAAGGATTTACTGTAGATACATTACCTATAGTAGCTGTAAAAGCGTCTCCAGCGTGAGTTGCCGCAACGCTAGTAACTGTTCCGCTGCCACCACCTCCAGAAACAACAGACCAACCACCGTTTTGACGGGCATATTGCGAGCCATCACTTGGGGCTTCTTCTAAGAAACCGGAAACATCAACATCTGCTAAACCACCTGTTCTTGTAAGCGATAGTGTTCCAGTACTATTACTATAAGTACCACTGTCTACGTAGTTATCAGTGTCTTGTGGTAACGTAACGGTTAACGTATTTATATCTGTTACGTGACCTTGTAAATTTGTAGTAACAGAATCTATAACGCTAAAACTACCACCAACTCCCGGGGACAAAGAAGAACTTGTAGTTGTAAGAGTAGTGTCATCGTGATTAAAAGTAACTTCAGGTCCAATACCTACGGATGTATTCATATAAGTTCCACCAGCAAGTAATAAGGTTTCAGTTGTATTTACTGTCTGTGCAGTACCCGTGTCAGCGTTTACATTAAACCTGTAAGTTCCAGGTATCGTAGCTACTTCAGCCCATGTATTGTTTTTAGTTAAATATCTTTCGTTAATACCTGGATTTCCATCAACAGCAGAAATATCTACAGTTATTGTTTGGCCTCCAGCAGCGGTATCTATATATGTACCACCAGCTACATCAAATACTTGTGTGTCTAAATTTATAGAACCAGTACCTGTATCACCTTCTATTTGAAGATCTTTATCTAATTGACTATCTACATAACCTTTAGAAGCAGCGTCTGTATTTTGTATAGGCGTTAGTGGTATCGTCACTTGACCTGCGAAGCTTGATTGGCTTGTGCTTGTTACATTTATAGGTACTCGAAAATCTGCTTCAGTATCGTCTATACAAAGTCTATCTATTACTTGAGCACCGGGAAAATTTTTAGATGTTTTAAAGCAAAGCTTACCACCTCCTGTGTTGCCACTTCCAGAATCACCAATTGTTTTTACTTCTATTTGAGCTACAGCGTATTGAGTATCATCATCAAGACTATACTGCAAAATACCAACTCTGTCGCCAGCTTGAACATCTCCGTCTGGTCTGAATAAATCTAACACACCTGGATTATTTAAAGATCTAGATGCAACTCTTAAATCTGGATACTCTCCATAAAAACTATCAAGTTTAGTTGTGTTTAAACCAATAGCTCTATCTGCAGTAACAGGTGCTTGAACTTGATAAAAACCAGAGTCGCGTAATACGCCTTGATTGTTGTTAACAGGTATATAGTTATTTGTTAATGTATCTATCTGTACATCACCTGTAGTAGTTGTGTTACCAGCTATAGTTATTTTAGTACCAGCTACACCATTTGAAGGTGAGCTATCTTGACTCATTATAGATCCGGTTATTCTAATCCCACCTTGGTTAAACACAGGTATTTGAAAATCAGAAGCATTAGGATCTATAAGCTTGTCTATAATATACTCCGCAATAGTACCTACACCGACGCTAAAGTTTGATATTTCGTCTGGATCGTCTGGTGTTCTAGATATTATAAATAGATCCGAGTCTTGTGGAGTAGTTATTGGATAACTATAAATTATTGCCATTTTTTAATTTATTAATTTTATTTGTGAGGGGAATGCAGGCACGTTGTTATTTACAGATTGAGTATTCCAAAAATCTTTCCACTGTGTGCCTAAAGAGCTGCTGCTTTGAACGGCGTAAGCAAACTCTCCTGAATTACTAATACTAATCCTTCGTGTTGTGGTTGATGCTGATATAAAAGCGCCAACTCCAAAAGATTCATTATAAAAATATCGCGCTTGGGTATTATCTACGTATATTAAAGACTGACCATCGGCACTAATGTCTATATCAGTTATATTAGAAGCCAATCCTGATCCGTTTGAATTCGTTGAAGAAAGACTAAAAGAAACCCCATAGTCAATAGATCTATAAACATCTGATGAAGAATTAATAATAACGTAAATATATTTACCTGTACCTGAAACAACTACTCGATCGCCTGAGAAGGTTCCAAGTGGCAATGATCCTGTTGATTGTGTAAAATTAGCACCATAGTCATTACTAATCCATAGTGTTAGTGCAGAGCTAGAAGTTATTCTAACTATAATTGCTATATACTTACCTCCTGAAGAAACGGATGATGACGAGATCCGATCAAAAGTAGTATTTCCACCTAGATTAATATTGGAAAATGTTTGTCCAAAATCATCACTTTTAACAATTGTTAATGGCGTTGTTTGGCCTTGAGGTGTAGAGGGATAACAAAAAACTTTTCCATCTTTAGACATTGAAGAATTGTAACTATAAATTTGGCCAGCGCCATCACCAACTGTTGGCCCTGTAAAATTACTCCATGTTTGACCATAATCATTGCTAATAATAGATCCTTGAAAACTATCGGCAAACCATATTTTTTCATAGTTATCACTTACTTTCCAAGATCCGTAAGAAACACTACGACCTGGATCAGCGAGTGGTACTGGTGCAAATGATATAGGATTACTATTACCATCTACTGGTTGAACCGTATTCCAATTAAAATCATATAAATTTATAACTTGGTTAGAACCACTTATATATTCATAATTTAAAGTAAGCCAACTTGACCCACTAACAGGTGTGTATGGATCATCACTAGGGCTACTTCCAAGTAGGTTTATTTTAACGGTGCTGTCAGTTCTATATAGTCCACCGTATGGAACGCCACCAGCTAAAGCAGCTGTGTCATCTGCATAGGAATTGCTACTGCGCAACACATCCATTATTACTTGGCTAGAATTATTTACAGCTACAGCTTGTGTAGAGGTTATTGTTGATGTAGAATCAAATATAGCCATTTGTGTTGCTGTTCCAGAACCATCTATACCACTACTACCAGATCCATTACTAGCAGAGGTTATTCTACCTTTAGAATCTACAGTTATGTTTGTATTTGTGTAACTACCAGCAGCAACACCAGTTGTTTGCAAAGAAATATCTATGCTGCTATTAGTTCTAGTCGTGAGCAGCTCAGTTCCGCCAGAAATTTTAAACGATGTGTTAGCTTGATTAACAGTTATATCGCCGCCTGTGTCAGACTGAACGTTAAACGAGTTTAACCCGCCTGATTGATTTATCCAAGTGTAAGCTTGCCCATTCCAAGATAATACATAATTATTAGGAGCATTAGCTTGATCTAAAAGAAGATTTACATTTGAATCACCGTAGTTTGTAGCGTTATTAGCTATGCCATCTAGCTTAAGCTTATCAGCTGCGGTCATTACACCTGCTAGTGATTGAGTGGCTGCTGCGACAGTACCATCGCTGCCTGTTGACGATGTTATGACTACATTTGAAGCTGAAGGTGTAGAACCTATATTGGTTCCACCTGGTATTGTAGGTTTATCTGTGAGATCATTATAACTACCTGATGTAGCTACCGCAGCTAAATTAGGGGTATTTAATAAATCACTATACTCACCTGTTGTAGCTACTGTTGAAAGCGTTGGTTTATTAAGTATAACCGCTGCTCCTGTAGTAGCTGTCCAATCAGATTGTACATTGTACAAATTAGTAGCGCCTTCTGGTATGTCATCTGTATCAAGACTTACAACACCTTGTTGTCCATTAACAGAAATAACATCACCACCGCCACCACCTGATTGTTGGTTTACCCAAACGTAATCAGTTCCACTCCAAGAAAGTACTTGTGTTGCGTTCGCGCTAGCAACATTTAAGTTAAGATCTACTTTTGCGTCTGAATATGCGTCATTTATATCTGCGTAAAACGTAGCGTAATCACTTTGATTTGCCACAACATTACCTTGACGCCCGAATACAGAGTTAACATCTTGCGTGTTATCTACTTTTTGCCAATCAGTTCCGTTTGATATAGCCCAATCACCTATAGCGTATGTTATACCTAAGTAAACACCCGAAGCGCTTACTATATAATAATGACCTTTGTTTGATAAAGCGGGTGTTGGAAGCGCAGGTATATTATTCGAAGCGTTCCACGTGCCTTGATATACCACAGCTCCAACCAAACTATCTGGCAGGTGAACAGCTGGAACCTTGTTGTTACTATCTAATGGAGCATAACCATCAGCTTGCCCTTTTTCAGAAGTACTTTGTTTTGTGTTAAACGTGTTCCAGTCTGTAGAAGATAAGTAACCATTTGCAGATACTGAAGCTTGATTTATTCCGATGCTACCTGTTGTGGTTATAGTACCTCCAGTAAGTGGAGCTACCGCTGTAATACTTTCAACAGTTCCAGAACCGCCACTAGTAGAGTAGATAGGTATGTTAAGTGCAGTACCAACTAGCGTGGCTGCTCCTGAAGTTCCATCAGTGGTGAGCGTTAAAGCACCTCCTCCGCTACCAGCAGGGGTTGTCCAGTTGCCAGTACCGTCTAAATACTTGTTAGGACCAGGTGTTCCTGTTATACTCACCGTCAGCAATGGGTCAGTTGTAGCGTTTGTGACTACAGTTGTAATACCTGGTATAGACGAAGAGTCCACACTGAAGCTTTGCACAGTACCTGCACCAGCTTGAGCTGCAATATAGGCTGACAATGTGTCTATTGTCGCTGATTTGGTTGCATTACCTGTATCAGCATCAGTAATAACTATGATGTCATTGCCTTGTACGTCGCCAATATCTGGGTATGAATATATTATAGCCATATTTCTTAAATTCTTTTATAGGTTATATACTCACAGATAAAAGTGATAGTTTACAAACTAGTTATATAGTGACAATAGCCCCTTACTATATATACTTATAACCCTAATGTCACCCTATTGAAAAAATCACGTTACAAATATTGGGGTATAGTGCTACCCCCTATGTTATTGATTATCAACGATTTACAAAAACGGTTTTAAATTCACCGGGCCCCCCAACTTTTTGACTTTTTTAACATATATATACCAGAAAATCAGCCAGTTACGTAGAATGTTTTGACTTTTTCCGACGGAAGCTAACTAACTAATTTTATTTTTACAGACAAAATACGAGTACGTTTGGATAATATATACGTAAGCAATTAAGCTACTAAATAACTAAAAATAATTACTATGCAAATTAATTCTAATACTAAAATCGAAATACTAACTGCAATCGACGAACTAAACCAATATATAAACGGCAACGTTACTAAAACTAGCTTGCAAATTACGCTCGACGAATTAATAAGCAAACTATAATTACAGACAAAATACGAACTATTTTGGATAATATAAATGTAACTAACTAACAAACTAATTAGTTATACACAAAGAAGCGTAGTGTAATAACCACTAAACAAAAACTAGTACTAAATAAAACTACACTCTTTACAAACAAAATACGACAGCAACTGGATAATAATATAAATACTAAATAACAAATATAAATACTTAAATTCATAACTATGCAAAATTCAATTACTTCTAAAAGATTCGTCATTCGTAAATCTTTAATCGGTCAAAATACTATCATTGAAGTTACATTCAAAAATGGTAAAACATTCAAATACAATCACGATAAAGCTTATGAGCTAATGTCTGAAAATCTTGACCACTTGTCATGTTGGTTAAAGTACAACTCGTATACTTCATCAACTTCTGTTCCAAAAGCACTTCAAAATACTGAAGTACTATAACTTGAAACAAACTGCTTAAATTCAGTATAACTAATGTCGTAGTTGAGCTATCGCCTTAGCGACATAAAATAAAACGAGCAAGCGGTAAAAACTAGTCGCAACGGTTACAAGTGACAACGATGGACGAATACCAACTCTATCACTTGTGTGAGTTCGATTCTCACAGCGACTTCTAAATAATTAACTATGCAATTTATACTAACTTGCCAAAACGGCAAACAAATCGATATGAGTGGATATATACTCATGCAACTTGACGGTGAGATTACTCGCGAGCAAGTACAAGAAAGAATTAACTACTATAAATCAACTAACAAATGAGAAAGTTTACACACAAAGCTATCATAGCTATAACTTATGCAACCGTAATTGGTTTAACTACAATGGCAATATCTGGAATTGGTTTCCTTATATTTGGTTTAATCACCGGTCAGCTCGATGCAGATTTTGGTATCTACAGATAAAATACAACACTCTTTGGATAATATAATAAACAACTAATATGAAACGTATAAACTACTACGACCACTTACACAAACTAGCAAACGAACGCTACAATACTAACTACATCGCTGGTCTTACAAGCGAACAGAGAAGTGAACTGATAAGTGATACTTTTAAAGCTATGCGAGAAAGACAGTTGTTAATTAACTTAAATAAAAATAAATGAAAGAATTTACTTGGAACGAAGAAACAATAGACTACTTCGCTGACCTATACGACTTAAATGGTTGGGCTCACGTAGCTCAAAGAGTACTAAGCTTTGTAACTCACGAATGTGACTTAGAAGACGGTGAAACTACTCAAGACTTATTTAACGACTTAATTGTAAAAATAGAAGATAAAATTAACAAAGAAGAATACGAATGGCTAGAAGCAAAACTACACGAAAAAGAACTCGACTAACCGTTGCAAAACTAACCCGAGCGCAAATCGAAACAGTTGAGCGCGAATGGTATGAGCGTTATAACTCAGGTATTCCACAATGGCAAGCAGAGTATTACAAATAAAATACGACGCTTACTGGATAATATAATAAACAAATACAAACTATGCAATCAATCAAATTCTTGTCAAACAAGACAATCAAGCTTAACGGCGAAATTTACAAACCTTACAACGTAGGTAATCTACCTCCATCATTTGGCTTCAAACAAAGGCTAACAGGCGACGGTAATATCCAAGAAGGTATCTCTGAATGGTTCAACTACAAAGGTCTAACCTATGTACCTAAATCAGATAACCCATGGGCGTAACAACTATGAAAGAGCTATGCGAATACTCTACGCGTATGAGAAAACAGCGAGCTGCGGAGCATAGACGCAAGTTCGCCCACGAAGGCAGGTGCAGTGGACTAACTGACAACGAATACACTCGTATTGTACACAGTCAGAAATCTAGCTTCCCAAAAGTTAGAAAGTTCACTCACCATGCTATGTGGCGTGAAACTAGCAAACAATACTCAGTCGAACAACTAAAACAAATCAAGAAATGTACTATATAACTATACTTGACTTCGCAAATGGCTCAGTAGACCAATACAACCTCGCTGACCACTTTGATAAAACTACGCTTGCGCATTGGCAAACTGAAGATTTTGAAGAGTTTATAACAAGCGAAGGCTATAAATTAAACAATATTGAGTGGATGTCCCACTCTGATAACACAATAAACTACTTTTAATATGGAATTTTTAGAACCAGGAAACTTTAACGGAATTATATTTAGATATGAAGACGGAATGGTATATTTTTCTGAAATAGATAAATGGATACCTAGAGAAGAATATGAAGCTTACAAAATGGAGCAAATAAACCAACTAAATAATAGAAAATGAGTAAAACGAAAGAACTAGATTCGATTGCAGAAGCTGTAGCGGATAACTTAAAAGAAGTTATGATGGATTCTATTAGCTGGTCAGTTGATGGAACTATCGTAGATAAACTATCAGGTGATGAATATTACAACGCTTGTAATCACATTATTGAAAAAGCTGTTGAAAAACTAGCTGTAGAATTATTACCTGATTACAAACAAAATACGACACCTGTTGGATAATAATATAAAATAATAAATATGTATTGTAGATGTAAACCCGGTGTAAAAATACCACAGTTGCGATTAGATATGGGCTACAAAACTTGTGTGTCGTGCTCAACAACCCAAACGTACAGTTATGTACCAATTATTGAGCATAAAACCGGTAATACAATACAAATCGTCAGTCAAGAAACCAGTGCAGCAGTGCACAGGTCTTGGCGGCGTAAGTAGAATGTGCAGCGAATAAATAACAAAGACGCGCACCGGTTTAACGACAGTGGTGCACCGCGCTTAGGAAATGACTGCACAAATGGGCGTGAAGGGTTAGGGGTTCTGCTTTGTGCATTACCTAAACGCAGGTTCGATTCCTGCCACGTCCACTAAAATTATAAATTATGACTAAAATACCGACACTTTACGATAAGCTAAAGCCTCGCGTGCGAGCTAAGCTTAAAGAAAACGAAGGTAAATACAGCTCAAGTGTCAGGCAAGTTATTGCTAGACTTGAAAATACTTACTTCGTACAAGACTTAACCGTTGGCGAGCTAAGACGAGTTCATTTGTTTTCTGATACAGATTATGTAAATCAAACAGCTTTATCTATTATTTGGGGTGATGAAATTTTTGATGACTATGAAGGAAACGATTAAACTAAAAGCACACGACAAAGCGTTTGCTAAAATACACGCAATGCAACTCGAAGTTAGAAGACTAGAGTATGACATTGAGCGTAAGAATACTGGTGTAGTAACTATGCGCGAGTTAGAAATATGTCTTGACGCTGCAAAGCGCGAGCTTGAAACTTGGAATTATATATTAAAACTAATAGAATTAGATTATGGAAAACACGACTACGTTGATGAAATACTTGGAAGTCGAAGAGATTACAACGCCGCGACAGCAGGTTAATGGAACTAGAGAGTTTGCTATACCTTTTTATGTAAGAGGTAAACGTGTGACAATAGCCTCTTATCAAACGGGTTATGTAAGAATTGATAGAAACTGTTACACAAGATATCAAATAAACCCAACTTACGAAGTGCCTTACAAGGTGATTAGTAAAGATGGTGAGCTTAGGGCTTGGACAAGTAAAAAGCGTATCATGATATACGGCGAAAATAATCGCATAAACTTTATATTTAATTATATTCTTAAAAACTATTATAGCAAAAACAAATGGAAAAAATACTAACAGACAAGCTAATAACTGATAAGTTAGAAGCTAAAGGGTACTTAGAGTACCACGATATGGACGAAACTAAAGCTTGGAATTTACTAGAAAAGCATTACGACTGCGAAGTTTCAGATCAATGGAGTAATAAACACTTTGATTTTTATTGCTACGAAGAAACAACTGCAGATGGATATACAGTTTATATTGCCACTCATAACCCTGATAGCGTGTGCGTAAGTGAAGACATACACTATTATGAAAATGATTTAGCGGATGAAATCGCTGAAGCAATACAGGAGGGTCAAAGTATGTATGTTGATGACTTAGATTGGCACCCATTTATGGAAGCCGTTGAAGAGTCTTACGGTAGTATGGTAAACGATATAAAAGAAGAAATAGAAAACAAACTAATAGAACAAGGATATGAGTACGAAAACACAGATGAAGCCGCTACCGAAATGGTTTAATGGCGATGTGTACCCAAAAGGTGGTACAGTAGAAAACATATTTACAGGCGAACCAGCAGAGTTAAATGCTAATGAGCTTAGTATGTATGACTTTATTATGGGTTGCAATATGATACTTGAGCGTACTAATTTTGCATCTCAAAAACTAATAAATGAAATGCGTAAAGGTATTGACTGGTTTAGATCAGCTAATCCTTCAGCATACATGACTTTATTAGATTAAAACCACCTGTCTCATGGTGTAATTGGTAACACGTCTGATTTTGGTTCAGAAGAGTCTAGGTTCGATTCCTAGTGAGACAACTATTAAAAACAAAACACGAACACTAACGGATAATAAATAAAAATAAATATGCCAAACATGAGTTATTGCAGGTATGAAAATACCTCAAACGATATGCAGGACGTAGTAGATACACTATTTGACTGCGATATAGACGTGAACCTTAGCTATTCAGAGCAAAGAGGTCTAGATACTATACTTGAGCTTGCAAAAGATATAGTAAGTATGGAAGATAAAATTGAAAATATACTATCAAATGAGCACTTTAGAAACAATAGATAGAGTACTATGAATCTTCTGACTCAAAATAGTAAATTAAAAAAGACCAGTAAAGAATTAGGGCTTAAGGTGTTTAACTTCGGTATACCTGCATACAAATCAGCCAGTGGTAAACTAACATGCCCAATGGCTAAAGACTGTATAAAGTTTTGTTACGCTAAGAAAGGCGCATATATCTGGAGCAATGTAAAACCTGCTTTCGAAAAGCGCTACGAGCTAACTAAAACAGACAGATTTGTAGATGCAATGAACGCTGAAATAAAACGTAAAAAACCTGATTACGTACGTGTCCATGATAGCGGTGATTATTATTCCGGCGCGTATCTAAAAAAGTGGATTACCATTGCAAAGCAAAACCCAAACGTAAGGTTTTACAGTTATACCAATATGGTAGATTTAATTTTAAAAACCTCATTACCAAGTAATTACGATATTATATTCAGTGATTCTGGCAAACAAAAACATATGATAAATGAAAGAAAACATAGACACACAAAAATCTTTTCTACTAATAGCGATCTGCTATCTAACGGTTATGTGGATGCTTCTAGTATTGATTTGATGGCAACAAAGTGGTTTAGCAAAAACAAAAAAATAGGACTAATATTTCACTAATATGAAAATAATAATTAAACATTACGAGAAAACGTACAGTATAGATTTAGGTACAGACGAAGTTGTATTTGATGAGTTTATGGAAACAATAAAAGATTTAAGTAAAGCGCTTTGGTCTGAAGATCTAGTAAACAAATACTGGGAATAATGAATAGAGACAAACATATATGGGAAGGCTGGACAGTCGGTGATTTTATTGATGATATAGAACCTATGTTTAATATGGCTAATCACATAAACAGGCTACCTTTTACTAATAAAGCAGAGCTTAAACAGTGGGTTAAAGATAGCCAGCCTTACTACAAGAAACATATACCAGAAGTATACAACTACTTCCTTAAAAAATCAGGACTATGAAAGAACAAGACTTAGTAGATTTAGGATTTACAAAAGAATTCGGTGATAATTTTTATTATTACACGTATGATTTGGCAAGAGGTTTTGGGTTAATTACTCAAGCAAGCGATGAGGTTGTAGATAATAAATGGGTGGTTGAAGTTTTTGAAACCTCAACGATACGCTTTACTGATAAAAAATCTGTAGAAACATTAATAACAACAATTAATAAAGCTAAAATTTAATGGGAACAAGATTATGAAGACAATTAAACTAACAGAAAGCGACTGCACGTTTGTTCACTACGTACTTCGTATGTATGCTCAGCAAACACCTGGGCTTGAACAGTATGAAAAAGAAGAAATACGCCACGTGGCAAGTAAATTTAAATAATATGGGCACAAGATCACTAACACGAATTATACCACGTCAAGAAGGCTTGGCGTATGACAAAGCACATGAAAAACCAGAGCTTGCGCTTGTGAATATTTATCAGCAATATGATGGTTATCCTGAATATATGGCAGTAGAATATGCCAAATGGCTAGAAGGTATTAGCATAGGAAACGGTTTAGGCAGAACTCCACAGCTTAATAGATACGCAAATGGCCCAGGTTGTTTTGCGGCTCAGTTTATAAAAGAATTTAAAGATCGACCTGGTGGCTTATACTTATCACCTATTGATGATGATTATGGCTGGGCGGACTACGTGTACACTTTGTTTCCTAAAGAAGGTGAACAAACCTATATATCTATATACCACACGTTTTCTAAAAAAGTTATATTTGTAGGTAAACCAGACGCGGTACTTAAAAAATACAATAAAGAAGAATTAGTATGACAGAAAAAGAACTAGATTATCTAGCAGATAAAATTGCTGATAAAATTATTAAAACTTTATTTGATTCAGGTGACCTTGAGATTACTCAGTTTCCACCCGCAACAGATGAAGAGATAATGATAGGAGAACTAGCGCGACTTATGACCCTATTGTCAACGTATGAAGACAAAGAGGAATATGAGAAAGCAGCTATAATTAAAAGAAAAATAGAAAGATTACAAACTAAATACGGAAAATTATGATAAAACCTATGCTAGCGCATAAAGTAAATGAGAACAGAATTGATTTCTCAGAGAAGGTTTTTATACAACCTAAGCTCGATGGCGTGCGCTGTATATTTACTAAAGATGGTGCGTACTCACGTACCGGTAAAGAGTTCCACAACTTACAACATATTAAGATAGATCTTGAAAAGTTCTTTGATCAGCAACCTAATGCTGTTCTTGATGGTGAGTTGTATAATCACGATCTAAGAGACGATTTCGAACAAATCATATCATTGGTCAGAAAACAAAAACCGACTGACGAGGATCGTCTAAATGCACATAGACTAATACAATACCATGTATACGATATGATAGCTGAAGGTCCTAGTTACGAAGACAGACTTAACTGGCTATTGTCAAGTAAAAACTTATGGTCAGATTCAGTTATATCTGTTGAAACTATACAGGTTAACAAGTATGAAGAGGCTGCTAACGTACACTACGACGGCTTTTTAAAACAAGGTTACGAAGGCTCTATACTAAGACTTAACGGTCCGTATGAGCAAAAACGTAGCTACAACCTACAAAAATTCAAAGACTTCAGTGACACCGAAGCTACTATTATTGGCTATGAAGCTGGTAAAGGTAAGTTTACAGGTCTTATTGGTAAGTTCTTGATGGTAGATGATGATGGTAATGAGTTTGGTTGTCCAATCGGTAAGGGTTACAACTACTCTGATCGTCGTTATATACTAGAAAATATTCACGACTATATCGGTAAAATAGCTACATTTACGTACTTCGAACGTACTAAAGCCGGTAGCTACAGACACCCTCTTTACAAAACAATTAGAAATTATGAGTAAATTAATATGGAAACTTTATAATGACAATATGATTAGCGAAGAAGTTGCTCATATGTTATTAGATAAGCACTACGAATGAATATATTTTATCTCGATCACGATCCTTACAGAGCTGCTAGTTATTTTTATGACAAGCACAAAGTAAAGATGATATTGGAATCAGCTCAAATGCTTTGCACCGCACATCACGTGTATGGTGATCCCAATGATGTGCCTTACAGACAAGCACACTTAAATCACCCGTCTACTATATGGGTAAGGGAAAGCAGGCCAAATTATTTTTGGTTGTACGAGCACATGATAGCGTTAGGGCAAGAGTATACTAAAAGATATGGTAAAATCCATATGACTATAGATAAATGCAGATACGCATTAAGCTTTTGTCCTGACGGTATTACTTCTGAAACATTTACAGAACCACCGCAGTGTATGCCTGACGAGTATAAAGTTAATAACGATAGCGTTACAGCATATTGGAATTATTATGAAAACGAAAAACACACAGTAAAAAACAAAAATGAGCAGAAAATTATACGACCACATTATATCAGTTAATTATGGAAAAATTGCAACAAAAGTTAAAGCTTTTCAAAAGAAAAAAGCGCCACGTAAAGTACCTGGAAAATAGCATTTGGCATCTAAAGTATCAAATACTTAATGACGCATTAGTGTTAAAAATAAATGAAAATAAAGTTAATTTATTTCATAAATATAACAAACGACTCAAACTAATAACATTTTTAAAATGAGTAAAACTAAAGAATTATTTATGAGGCTTAGAGAAGAAGATGATTTTATAAACGAGCATATTATTATATGTACGTTAAAACCACACGGGACTGTGACAACAGCCCCTAATAGTAATAAGTAATAGGCTAATGTCATACCGAAATACCAAATTTTTAGACAGCAACCGTATCATATACCGACGAGAACCTATCAGTGATTATCCTGATGAGGTGCATGATTGGGGCACTGTGTACTATAATGGTACACACCAGTGCTACGATCTATTTAGAACTAAAGCTAAGATTACAACGTATCGTTCTTTAAAATGGCATCTGCTAGTTATATGGTATCTTAATCCTGCTATGGATCAAGATGAGTTTGAATATGTAGCTAGAAATATTTGCAATAAGAAAAACGGCTTTGTAACATTTACTGTTTCAGAACAGCTATTAAAGAATATTATCTATGATGTAAGTATGTATGATTTAGAAGAACCTCCACGTAATAAAATGCGTAAGATTATTTTTAAAGATACTTGTCAGCTAACACCATCCGAAAAGCTACACATTGTTGGTAGTATTATGGGTAGAACTAAAACTGTTACACAAGATGATATATACGATGCTATGCTAATTCTAAACGAAATGCAAGATGTTATCACTATAGACAAGCTTGCTAAGTATTTTAATTGCTCAGCAAGAACTATATATCGTAATATAGGTAATGAGCTTAAAAAAGAAAAAGAATTATTAAATCAGCAACTAAAAGAAGATGAAAAAGTATAACGTACAGAACTATATAAGGTACAAAGAAGACTTAAAAGCTTCTATGCCTGAAGGTAATTGGGATTTTAAAGATTACACACGTAATGAGCTTATAGTTAAGTTTATGCCGCTTGTAGAAAATCTAGCGCGTAAGTTTTCAACTACACAACAAGCATCAGGCGTACTTAGTATAAACGATCTTATACAAATCGGCAATGAAGCTTTAATTAAATCAGTTGATAAACTTCTTTGGGAAAAGCTAGATGATTCTGATGACTTAGAAAAAACCTTAAAATCGTTTTTTAGTAAACGTATTAAAGGTGCTATACGTAGGCGTATTGATATGCACAGGGGCGATATACGTATACCTGAGCATAAGATGAACGAAATACGTAAAAACCCTAAAGATCATAAAATGGTTGCAATGTTTTTTAATTCTATATTTTTATCTATAGATGCGCAACCGGCTAATGACGAAGGCGAAATGATGATACATCAAATCGCGGATAAATCAGAGCCATACAATATAGCTCTACTGAATATTTATCTCAAAGGCTTACTTCAAAAGCACCTAAACGAAAAAGAGTACGAGGTGCTAAGATTAAGCTACGGACTCGACTGCGATAAGCATCAAGCTAAAGATATCGCGGCTAAACTAAACATAGAAGGTACAAGCAATTATGTGCGTGTAAGTGAGCTAAAAAAGCAAGCCGTACAGAAATTAATTGACAACGTTGATCACTCGCAAGTGATTGACTATCTGTAAGTTATAATTGTAAAACTGTATTTTTATGTGTAATTATATTAATAAGTAAATACCAATATACCTATGACACTAAATGAAAAGCTGGCTATTATCCAGACAAAATTTAAATCGAAGAAAAGTAGGTTTAATTCATTCGGCAAATACTACTTCCGATCAGCCGAAGACATTCTTGAAGCAACAAAACCCTTTCTACTAGAGTTAGGAGTATCAGTCACGATAAACGAAGAGGTGCTAACGTTATTTGATAGCGTACCTATGATTGAGTCGACTGCAACTATCTCTGATGGTGAAGCATCAATATCTGCTAAAGCAGTTGTAGGTGTAGACCTAGCTCAGAAAGGCATGCAAGTACCGCAGCAGTTTGGTTCTGCTTCAAGTTATGGGAAGAAATACGCATTAGGAAATTTATTCCTAATAGATGATACGCAAGACTCAGATGCGTCCAATGACCACGGAAAAGCCGAGGCTAAATCTAAACCAACGTTGGATATAAATACTGATGCTTTTAAGAAAGCAGTGGAGTACATAAAAGCTGGTGGCACAATGAATGCTATCAACACAAAGTACAAAGTATCTATACCAGCTAAAGCGCAACTTAAAAAGTATGAGCAAGAATGAGATTATTGAAAAGCTTAAGATTGATGAGCATTACTATGGTGACTTCGGTAAGCAGTACCTTAGTAACTCTGATATATCTACACTTTTAAAAGATCCTTTAGCTTTAGGTAAACCGTCAAAGCAAATACCTGCCTTTTTAATTGGTGGGTATTTCCACACGGCGATACTAGAACCTGAAAAACTTAAAAACTTTAAGGTTGTAGAATCGTCTAACAGGAATACTAAAGCATACAAAGAGATATCAGGTGGTGAATTGTGCTTGCTTCAGTCTGAAGTCGATATGATCGAGCTGATGACAGATAAGATTTTATCAAACGATGTTTGTGAAGGTCTTATCAGAGGTAATTGCGACTACGAAGTACCTGGTATTGGTGAGCTAGAAAATGAGTTGTGGAAAGGTAAAGCTGATATATTAAATCACGATGAGAAACTTATCATTGATTTGAAGACAACAGCAGATCTTAATAAGTTTAGATGGTCAGCATCTAAATATAACTACGACAGTCAGGCTTACATATACCAACAGTTGTTTGGTTACGAGATGTTGTTTATTGCAATAGATAAAACAACACATCAAATAGGTATATTCGATTGCTCGCCTGAGTTTTTACAGCGTGGAGCTGATAAAGTAAAGAAAGCAGTTGAACAATACCAATTATTTTATAGACAAGAAGGTTTTGATCCTTCACAATTTTTTATTAACGAAACCCTTTAAACCAATTATTATGGCACGAGCTAGAAAAAATCAAACTAAAGTTTGTACAGTAACAGGAGTTGAAACTAGTGTAAACAATTTTTATGCTAATCAAAACCATGTTAAAGCAGTAGATAATCTACGACGCAATAGCAACGCTACTAAAGATCAGTTGCAGCGCATGTTTAACCAAATCAATAACTACGCATAATGGCAAGTATAATTAAAGCAAGTATTAACCTATCTGAAATACCTAAAGATAAAATTATTCCAGGTAAGAAAGGTAAATACTTACCGATAACAATAACTATTAATGACGAATCAGATCAGTTTGGTAATCAAGGTCCTATCGTTGTCGCGCAAACAAAAGAAGAGCGAGAAGCTCAAGAAAAGAAGACTTACCTTGGTAATGTACAGGTAGTATGGACTAATGGTAATAACGTAGCCGCAGCGCCACGCGATGATCAACCAAAGCAAGCACCACAGCCGGCGGCTGTTGAAGAAGACTTACCGTTCTAATGCCACTGTGCGAAATGTGTAACGAGAAAATGTCGCAGGAGGAATATGACTTTTGCGATATATGTCCAGAATGCAGAGACCAATGATAGATGAAAACGATTACATTAGTATCAATACAGATAATGATGGTAATGTAACACTAATAGAAGATTAATTAAATGCAGACAACAGAGATCAATGGATTTTTGATTGACGAGTTCAATCATTACGGTCTTAAAGAGGGCAAATCACAGGGCGTATGCCCGTTGTGTTCTCATGATAGACAACCCAAAAACCAGAAAGCCGAATGTGCTAGCTATGATTGGGAACGTGGTCTCGGTACTTGTCATAATTGTAATACAACTTTTCAGTTACATACGTATCAACGTAAAGGTGCTAGTGAAAAAGTCTACGTTAGACCTGAAGTAACTAAGTACTTACCTGTTGAAAACAAAGTAACTGAATGGTTTGAATCACGAGGTATATCACAAAGGACTCTTGACGATTTAAAAGTCGGGCAAGGTCCTGAGTGGATGCCACAGACCGGTAAAACCGAGAATACAATTCAGTTTAATTATATAATGGGTGATCAACTCATCAATATAAAATACAGAGACGGTCGTAAAAACTTTAAGCTTTACAAAGGAGCTGAAAAAGTATTTTACAATATCAACAGCATTGTTGGTTATGATCACTGTGTAATAACTGAAGGTGAAATGGACGTGCTAGCTTTGTATGAAGCTGGTATTAAAAACGCTATATCAGTTCCAAACGGAGCAACGCTTAATACAAACAACCTAGATTACCTAGATAATTGTATTGATTACTTTGAAGATAAAGAAAAAGTAATACTAGCTGTTGACTCTGATGACGCTGGTCAAGCGTTACAACAAGAACTAGTTAGAAGGCTAGGTGCTGAAGTTTGTTTCTTAGCAGACTTTGAAGAGTGTAAAGACGCTAATGAATATTTAATTAAGTATGGAAAAGAAAAACTGGCAGAGCGTATTTCAAGAGCAAGACCAGTACCGCTTGAGAATGTTACGACGTTCAGGGATATTGAAAATGAGGTTACCGACTTTGTTACGAATGGCTTTAAACCAGGATATCAAGTTGGCTTACCAAATTTTGATGATATCTTTTCGACTTACACTGGTCAATTTATTACTGTCACTGGCATCCCTAGTTCCGGCAAGAGTGACTTTGTCGATCAAATGGTTGTTGGGTACAACGCTAATTATGGTTGGAAAACAGCATTCGCTAGTCCAGAAAATGCGCCGACATATTTACATGCTCATAAGCTAATGCGTAAAGTCTGGGGAGATATGCCTTCTAAAAAGGATATCGGTACAGACAAGTGGAGACAAGTAGCTGAACATTGTAACGATAACTTTTTTCATATTGATATGGAACGTTACACGCTTGAGTCAGTGCTACGTAAAGGTGCTGAGCTTGTTAAGCGCAAAGGTATTAAATGCCTTGTTATAGATCCGTTTAATAAAGTACGAGACGTTGATTGTAAAACAGAAGACGTCAACAGGTACACCATGGAGTATCTAACTAAGATAGAAATGTTTGCTAAAAAGTATGATGTGCTAGTGTTTATTGTAGCGCACCCAACTAAGATGTATAAAGACAAAGACGGTAAGATTGAAGAGCCGACTATGTATAACATTAAAGGTGGAGGCGAATGGTACGATGCTAGTTATCACGGTATATTAGTCCACAGAGACTATGAAGAGAAAACCGTTAAAGCAAAGATACTTAAAGTAAAGTTTCAAAACTTAGGTGAAAACGGTGCTGAAGCTCATTTCAAATGGCAACCAGCCTCGGGTAGGTTTGCACCTCACGTACAGCACGCAATTGCTGATGGTGAAAAAATGCCATGGGAATAAATGGCAGCGGCTTGGCATAAGAAAAACAAAGAGTGGGATATGGGTAGCTACAGCCCTACCGAAGAAGAATACGAGGCTAGGCTATGGTGTATACGAAACAAGATATACATATCACCCTTTGCTAAAGGTCCAGCTGAATGGTATATAGATATAACGTTAAACGGTAAAATAAACAGATCCCCTAGTATATACATTAAAGATATGATATGGGAGAACATTTATAAGTTTTATAAATATTATTATGATAAGCACAAAGAGTAATTTCAAAACAGCAAGCGAAGCTTTTGATTATTTCTACATCAAGATAAAAGATAAAGGTGTAGACTTTGATAACACTAAAGCTTTGTTTAATGTTGGGTTTTATATTCACAACCCTTCTGATAAGAAGATAAAAGCAGGATATAGAAAATGGAATCAGAAATATGCTGCGGCCGAGTGGGCTTGGTATTTATCTGGTAACAGAAATATAAGTAAGTTAGGTGAGCTATATGGTAAGATACCTGAGATATGGAAACGTATGGCAGATGCTAACGGCAATGTCAACTCTAATTATGGTTGGCAATGGAACAGAGAAAACCAGTTAGGTAAAGTAGTAGACATACTTAGGAAGAATAAAAGCACTAGGCAAGCTGCTATAAGTATATATGATGGTAAAGAAATATACGATTACAGACACGACACACCCTGTACATATGCAGTTCAGTTTAGTATCATTGATGATAAGCTTTGTATGTCTGTCTATATGCGATCTAATGATCTATGGTACGGTTTCTGTAATGATCAGTATCAGTTTGCATCATTGCAAGAGATGGTCGCAGACAGATTGTCTATTCAAACCGGCTGGTATTACCATCACGCACACAACTTACATTTGTATAACGATAAATTAAATTAGATGTATTATTTGTATCACATACCGGGTAAAAAGATAGGCGTAACACGTGATCTTAATACCCGCGTAACCCTTATACAAGGATATAAGGAGAATGAGTATGAAGTTCTTGAGCAGTCAGACGATATAGATTATATATCAGACCGCGAAATAGAACTTCAAAAGTCTTATGGCTATAAGACAGACAGGAAATTGTATAAAAATTTATTTAATAAAATGAAGATAAACGCAACAGAACAAACCTCAACATTTCCAGTACCTTTAAACAAACTCAAAGGACATTTAATGGATAGCGTAGGTTTAAAATGGCGAACGTATCACGGCCAGTTCGAGATTAACGAGCAAACGATACCATGGATAATGGCTAATGCTAAAACGTCTATGTATAACGAAGATCGTAGTTATATATATAACAAAGCTTATTACGAGGCTTTCATCGCTGAACCAGCGTTAGATGAAACACCGGGTAATGTGTTTGATGACATACGTAGTTGGGCTACTGACAAAGGCATATACGATAAAGGTGATGCTAGAACTCAGTATCTAAAGCTTATGGAAGAATCAGGTGAGCTTGCAGAGGCGTTACTTAAAAACGACAAAGCAGAAATACAAGATGCTATAGGTGATATGATTGTTGTGCTTACAAGCATCGCTAAGTTTGAAGATATGTTTATTGAAGACTGTATTAAGTCTGCGTATGATGTCATTGCAAAGCGCACGGGTAAAATGGTTAACGGTACATTTGTTAAAGATGCAGATTAAAACTAAAGATGAAG